GTTTGGTTTCAAAACAATTTGTTAATTTAAACTCTACAGAATTAGATTGTAAAAAATCACCAATTGTTTCATTTTTTGTTTTTTCTGCCAACCATGCTAAGAATTTTTCTTCATCATATTTATCATATTTTACAAGATTTTCATCTTTAGATAATACTTGAAGATTATCTAAATGATTTATTAAACTTAAATCGTAAATTTGATGATCAATGAAAGCCTGAACAGGAAATATATGATCTACATGCCATTCTTTATTCTCAAGTCCTTTTTCTGCAACTTGCAACATTATTTTTTCTTTAAGTTGATTGGGATGATATTTCAACAATTTTATTGTGCTTGAAGTCTTTTCAGTATTAGATTTAAATAAACACCTAGCAATTATATTACTTATCCGTTTACGAATTATTTTTCTATTTCGCACCTCGCCTCTGTCATGATTCCATTTATAACAATTAGAACCACTTTTCTTTTTAATTCCACACAATTTACAATTAACTATTTTGTTAAAATTATATATTCCAGTTTTTGCCTGATTGCCACAATGGCATACATATTCAATATATGTTCTACCATTGTCTTTGCTAACAAAAGATCTTATAAATTTGAATTTTTTATCATCACAACGATTTGATAACTCTTCATCAGACATTCTATTACTTTGTGCAATTTTTCTTTTTGTGCATTCAAAACATTTTGCACCATTTTTGACAGATGTTAACGATATTTTATCTTTGGTTCCGCATGAACAAATAAAACTCATAGGTGTATTGTTTGTTTTATATTCCTTGGCTGTTAAAATCAAATTGTTATCTGCAAATATTTTTTTTGCTTCTTCAATTGTAAACTTAATATTTCTAGCACAATATCTACAACCTTGTTTTCTTTGGAAATTGTTCCATGTAATTGTTGTTTCATGTCCTTTATCACAAATACAATTAATTTTATGTTGTGAATTAACATAATAAGCATCAAGCATTTGCCAACCACGATTGGCAAATTGATTTTTAACATATTCTGTTGTTATTTTTTGCATGTTAACCTCAACGATTGTTCAAACAAAATCACATGAAACTCATGCCATCCTTATGGCACATTATTATTATATTCAAACAAAAATTATTTTCAAACATAATTATATGCAAGTTTGAAAATTTCTAATTCAATATGTTTGTTTGCAAACGGCTAACTCTAAAAAGACAAAAAAGAAACCGCTTGTTTCCAAGCGGTTTCAGTAGAGTTAGCTATTTTGCAATAATCATACTCTAAAGTTTGCAATGCTGAGTCTGGCGTAAAATTTAGCTCCCTCACGAAGCAACTTTTTTCCGTACCGAGTAAGTAGACCACGCCTTGGGCAGAAGGACTCTGGATCAAGGACAACTGGGGTCTGAGTTAGAGGCACATAAGGACAGAAGAAGTATCCGCTATCCATGTAGCTATCTCCTTTGTAGCCCATGAGAAGCTGCGAGGTTGGGAATAGTGGATCTTTGTAGAGCCTATATCGGTTTGCAACTGTTCCAACATACTGCACACCCAAGGAGGAGGTGAAGGTTTCAGAAGGAGCAGGAGCGAAACCGGCGGTTGCTGTCTCAAAGATTGAAGCGACTTCGGGTGAGGTCACAATGAAGTTTGCGCCACCACGGAGGGTCTTCCTGTGGATCACATTGGAGACTTCAATAATCTTCACATAAAGGGCTTCATACTTTTCCTTGATGGTCTGGCCGATTGCAGTTGAGAAATCCCATGCAGCAACAGTACCAGCATTGTTACGAAGATCGCCAAGAACTTCTCGGTCGATTTCGAGGTTGATTTCCTGTGCAAGCACAGCGGTCAACTCGGCTTCAGCGTCGAGGTTGTGCTGGCTACGAAGATCTTGTTGTGCTTCGTATGACCAAACAGCCTTGAGCTTACGGGTCTTGGCAGCGATCTCTTCAGATTCGATGACAAGATTGATTTCTGGGAGATCCTGATTGCATTCTAAATTATACTCGTAGCTTAGGACGCAATAGTTATCGCCGGGGGCGGAGTTCCAAGTAAGAGTAAACTCACCTGTAGTGAGGTCAATGCTACCAGCGGTTGCCTTTGGTGAAGGAGATCCAATATCTGTGAAGGTGAAAGTACCGCTTGTTGAGACAACGAATGTCTGGATAGCGGTGGTTCCGTCATAGACAGTACCAGTAATTGTTCCAGCGAGGATTGGGGTGTGTTCCAATGGGCTGAAGGTACTGGTAGTATCATCGCCACCATCAGTACTGGTGGTTTCGTTCTGCACAAACTGTGATGAGTAGTAAACATCAAGGTTGGCAGTACCATCAGCAAGCTGCTGGAGTGAGTTCACATCGTCGGTTGGGAAACCTCCGTTGTTTGACGCTCCACGAATGCTACCCTTGTTTGAGGAGTAACGGAAGCGGAGATAATAGACAAGGCCGGTGGGGCCAAGTAGTGGCTGAACGCTAACAATTTTATTAGCGATCAACTGTGGGTAAATACGACGAACAAGAGGAATTGAAATCCTCTTGAATTGGGCCACATCGGCGGTGTCAGTTGAGACTTCGTTGATCAATCTCTGGTTCTCAAGAAGAACAGCGGTTGCTGCACGGGCATGAGTGTCATCAATGCCCTTGAGGAGGCCAGTTTTTGCCCAACGATTCTCAAGTTCTTTAGCCTGATTAAGATATGCACTATTAAGACTCATTTTAGTTACCTTTCTTTAGTTACTTAGCTTTATGAACGCCTGAAAGAACAAGCAAATCGTTATCGCCACCATTTGCATATTCAGCAATAACCTGAACATTTTCGGTGACCAACTGTCCCTTCCCGCTTGCACTTCTTGCTTTAACACTTCGCTCTTTCTGTTCGTTGATGACCTTGGCCCTTTTGGATTCGGCCATGATCTGACGATTTTCGTTGATCATGTTTGAAGCTCTGCGAACGCTTTCGTTTAGCTTGGTATTTTCGGTGCTAAGACGAATGTTGCGGGCTTCCATGATCCTCAATTGGCCACGGAGTTCGTCAACGGACTTCTTGGCTTCATCGAGTTTGGATGATGTGGCAAAGAAAGCCTCGTCTTCGGTGAGGTAGTCGCTTGCGATGGAAACAATCTTGTCCAAAGCAACCTTGTGTTCGACCATACGAGGATCGCTAAGAAGATCTCTCTTGGCTTGTTCGTAAATTTCTGTGCCCTTAATTTGGAGGAATTCATCGACTTTATCGACGATATAGTTCTTCATGTCGGCTAGTTTCTGATCATATTCTTCATAAAGATCAGATTCGACATTGTTCTTTGAACTTCTTTCTGCCAACAACATTTGGTATGCTTCTTCATAACCTTCTTCAAGGGTCTTTTCAAACTCTTGTTTTTGGGTTTCAAGACGAGATTGAAGATCAGAAATAATAGCATAGGCTTCGTTGTAGCCTTGATAAGCTGTTTTCTCGGTTTCAGCAACTTCTGCTGAAAGAGATGCATAGGCCTCTTCAAGATTCTTATTATATTCAGATTCCATTTGCTGACGGGCTTCACTTAGCATTTCGGATACTGCTGAAGCGACATCAGAAACCTGATCATCTGGAAGAATCTTCTTCAAAGAATTAATAATTTTGTCCATTGTTAAAATCTCCCTAAAATGTTATTGGTTTTCTCTTGAACAATCCCATGCAAGCAAGCAATAAGAGCTTCTTTGTTTACTCTATTTATGCCGTAGCTTGCATTTCTCTCAGAAAAATTGTTGAAATTATGATAATTTTCGGTGTTTTGATTACTTTCCTTGGTAACTTTCTGTTGAAATGCTTGGAAAGTTGAAGGATCAGCAACGGCATCAAATGTGATTAATTTGTATGATTCGCTGATGACGAGAACACCATTTGAATCAACCTTGCCACTACCAACGCCACGGGATGAGATACCTACTCTAACTCCGTCATTGATAAGAGCTTTAAGAATTTTACCATGAGGGGTGTTAAGGATTTCGCCTTCGCCCATCATAACAGAACCTTCCCACCATAGTTTTGTGACCACATGGGATGCTTTTTCAAAGTGAATAATGCTATCCGTGGGGTGATCAAGTTCACCTACGAGTCCACGGGCCTTGATAACTTCTGATAACATATTCAGATTGCGATCAAGTGCATCGTGTGTATAAATGCGACCATTTTTGTTTTGTTTGTTTGACTCTTGGAATTTTCCTCTGAATTTGGTGAGTCCTCTATTTGAGGACTCATTCAAGCAAAGGGCAACGCCTCCGTTCATGCAACAGTCAACAAGAAGCATATTGTTTGACACTTTAGCTCCTTTCGCTAGATTTCAAAAGCTTCAAGCTGTCAGACATCGCCATGCCGTTTGAAGGAATGTAGGGATTTTTCAAGGATGGCCATGTGTCGTTACCACCATCGTGTGCTAGTTGATCGCTATCTCCATCGATGGTTTTTTCGCCATGAATCTTAAAATCGCCAGCTTTTGGAACATAAGGGTTGCTCACATTTGGATAAACATCTTTGTCATTCATGGTGAGATAACCGCTCTTTAGGTCATCAACACCTTGTTTGCGATAGTTTTTTCCATCGCTAACAAATGGAGCCTTAGTTGAGGCATATTTTCCGGGGAATCCATCTTCTTTTGCATATTTGCTAAGAACAGGGACTTCGCCAGTAATGGTATCTTCAACTTTATCGCTGACATTCCAAGTACCTGACATTGGTAGATTGGTTTCAGCGGTTCCCTTGAGAAGAAGTGCTGCTTCTTCCATAACTGCAACGCTATCAGCATTTGTGCGAATTGCGTTTTCAATTCCTGCAAGAATAGTGCCAATTTCATGCTTGGTGGTGCTATCACCATGTCTTTCAGCAACGCTTGCCACTTCGTTAACAGCTTTGTAAAGATCTGAAAGAGCAGTTTCTTCAGCGTGACGAACTTCATCAAGTTTGTCATAAAGTGCTTCTGAAACTAGTTTGAAGTGATCATAATCACCGCTCTCAAACACATTAGCTAGCTTATAAATACCATTGACTTTGTCCTTGTAATTATCAAAAGCTGTACGAAGTACACCTTCTGCAATGAATTGGCACACTTCGTCATCGAAATTGCGAATGCCTTCACTTACAAGGGTGTCCTTGATAAGATTGGCGAGTTCCGATTCGGTGAGATAGATAATGTGAGGCCATGCCGCAACGACATTTTCGATGGTTTCTTCAAGTTTTGCACCATCGGACATTGCATTAAATTTCTTCATGTCGGCGCAAGCTTTGCCCCAAAGTTCATTCTTTCCAAGGCACTTTGAAAGATCCCTTTGATCCATGACTTCGGTGTTTAGTGTCTTCCACTTGAATCCAAGAATCTTGGCTTCATTCTGAAGTCTTGAACGAGGAATTTTGATTGATGTTACATTTCCGCTTGCGTCACGGGCTACGCTGAAATTATTGACAAATCCGTTTTCCTTGAAATCAACGAATTCAAGGATATTTTTTGCAAGGTTATTCCACTCAACAAGTTTCTTGGCGGGAATCTTGGAGCCAATGTGCTTGTTCCTTTTGTTCTTGTGTTTGCCAAGTTTTTCTTCTCTTTTGCTCATTTTTTTATGTTTCTTGTGTTTTTTGCCTTTGAAGCGTTCCAACAACCAAGCTGGCATCTTCTTGCCTTTCTTTGCTTCGTTGATGACACCTTCCTGAAGGTTTGACCTGATGAGGGGGAGAGAAAAATAGTTTGAAAATGCATCACTTGCAAGATCGTTACGATCTTCAAGGATTTTATCAACCATCTCATCGAGAAATTTCTTGCCTTCGTTAAGCTGTGATTCCTGATCAACAACGAGTTCCTCGATGTTTTCAAGAATTAAGCTATCGTCATTGACAAGATAAGTTGCATGAATAAGGGTGCCAGAGTCGGTAGTGAAGGTGGCATCGTTCTCGTTGATTGTATAGAGATCGATGTTTTCACGACCAATGGCTTTTGCAATTGAATCGACATTTTCAGTCAATTCCTTTTCTGCTTGACGAATTGAATTATTTTCAATCGCCTTAAAGACATCATAATTAATGAGTTTGCGCTTCATTTTTCACTCCTAATTAGGACACAAATATTTGTACCATTTGAAAAAAATATATAATTTTTTTTCGCTCAACTAATATCTATGCAGTACTAAACAAAAACATGGTGAAAAAATGCAAAGTTTTCAAGATTTTATTAGCAGACGATTTGAGATGAATGAAGATATAGGTCTTCAGTCCGTGCCTTCTGCGCCTGATATTGAGAATACAAGAAAATCTTTACAAGAAATTTTTGACTATTTAATTCTTAATAATAAATTTGCAAATAATGAATTCAGAAACAAATTTTTTGAATTTTTCAAATCAATTAAGGATGATGGGTTGCAGCAGAAAATTCGCCAGCTTGAAACCACAGTCGATGTTACAAACCCAAATATGTTTTCTGACAGAGGTTTGGGAAATCTAAGTGGTTCTGCATCAAGGCAACCAGATTTAAATCCTAATGAACAAGACGATTCATGATTTACTCTGAACTATAGTCTTGTGCTTCATTATCTTCTTCTGATGCGTAATCAAGTATTGAAAGATCGTATTTATCGATATCTTCCTGTGATGGTTCTGGAAGCGGTGTGGCCTGTGGTGCTGTCTCACCGGGAGTTGGTGAGGAGCCACTTTCTGGAGTTGTTGGTGGCATTTCGGGAGTTGCACCGACTTCTTGTCCTTGTTGATCTGGAGAGACTTGTTGGTTTGGACCTTCTGGTGTAGTCCCAACCTCTTTTTCTTTTGCGTCTGGAACCCCAACTCCCAACAATTGTGGATTTTGTTGCAACACTTGTAATCTAGCATCCTCAAGTTTTTGTATTTTCATTCTCCCTATAATACCCTTTGCGTCTTCTTCTGTGAATCTCATCCACATGGTAAGAAGATCAAAATCAGATATCAATTGCGCTGATTTTAAACTTGTGACATTTTGAATTCTGTTGTTTGTAATTTCAGCCCTACTTAATTCTCTCCATTCGCTTGGAGGTGTCATGCTAATTTGCAAATCTTCATAAGTTTCTTCAGGAAAACCACGCATGTGTAAGTGTCTTTGTGTAATTTCAAAAATACCATCTTCCATGCAAGATTGATAACGCTCAACAGTTCTGGCAAATTTTACATCTTGAGAACTTAGGGTAATTTTGGTTTGTGCCGGATCATCAACATTAAGATAATTTTTAGGAAAATTCAAAGCTGTTAAAAGTTTCAATCGGAAATAAATTGCATCATCGATTTCACCAAGATTTTGGGCACCGGGTAGTGTTTCAATTTTCGTATTGCTATTTGGTCTAGTTGGAATCCAGAAATCTTCTTCAACTGCTGGTGGCTGGTATCTTTCATCAATTGATGATGCGCCACCTTGGTTTCCTCTATTAAGTGAAATTTTTCTCTTACGGAATTGATCTTTCATTCGTTCTATGAATGCTTCTGCTTTGAAGCCGGGGAGTTGACCGACATCAATATAAAATACTCGTCTTTCTGGGGCACGGGCCAAGCGATAAGTCAACATTGAATCTTCCATGAGTCTAAGTTGATATGCTGGCCCTCTTGCTGGTTCAATAATTGAACTTCCATAAGGATAAAATTGTTTCCTATCCTCATTTATTCGGATATGAACAACTTGTTCAGTAGCAAAACGAATTGCCGTGGCCATTTGTATTTCTTGGTCTGTTGCTTGTGTAACGGGCGCACGAACAAGACTTTGATAATCTGGTCCCTCTTTTGATTGTTGGAATTCAATTACTTTTCCTTTGGTAGTTTCGATTCTATATATTGATTCAGGAGGTAGTCGTTGAATCTTCAGAATTCCATCTGCTGGGTTATCAAGATTTGTAATAAGCTCATAAAATAGATCGCCATAAAGTAGAAGACTTTTAAAATCGGGCCAAAGTCTTTTATTAAGATTTAGCATTTGTCTAGACAAAAGCAAAAATTCAACTTCTTTTCTCACATCGTCATTTTTGCAAGAAATTTTTAATACATTTCCATGCTCATCTTTTTGGCAATTATGAACAATAATTGAATCTGTTGCAAAGTTATGATGATCTTCGACTGTTAAATCATACACATCTTGTTCTTTATCTTTGAATTTTCCAATAACTTTTCTAATTTTGCTTTTTGCTTTTGCAAAATGTTTTAATTCTTTGTAATTAAATCCTGCTTTTTTAAGTCGTGCTTTAATCGTAATCCAAGTTTCTTTGAACAATGCTGTCATAGAATCCATATCATGGCCATCTTGTATAAGTCTAGTATATTCATATACTTTAGATGTTTTTTCATCAAATTTATTTGTTCTCCAATAGTCAACAAAATGTCTTTCGTTGATCCATCCATATGAATTTGTATAGATTCTTGGATGTTGGTTGTGAAGTAGATTATTAAGTTTTGTATATGGTTTTTCACGATAAAACGCCATAAATTCGTCAGCCACTTTGACATTCTCTGCTTGTACCCATTCTCCATTGGCCATAAGAAGTTTGTGATCAGGGGTACATTCGATTATTGATCCATTGTCAAAAATGATTTTAATTGTTTCAGCTGTTTTTGTTTTGCGAGGATGATGACCCCATCCAAGGGTAAAATCTTTATTTTGAAAATCATAACAATACACAAGAAACTTGTCTTCTGCGTGATTATCTGCAAGTTCTTTAATTGTTTTTAGACCAAATGGTGTGGCGACTTTTGTGTTTCCTGCAACACATGCTTCATCTGCAAAAATTGTCAAACATGTTTCGATTTCAGGAACTGCTCTCAATCTTTCATATTCTTTATATCTTGAAATTCTATTACTTACAGTTGAAAGGTCGATAAAATCTTGTGTTTCACGAAGTCTAACAAGTCTATTATCTGATCCATTCCAATAACTGCCATCGGGTGAAATGCTTGGAATCGAATCAGGACTAACAATACCAGCACCGACCAAGTCCTTCGGTGCGAGCTTACGATTAAGGGGATCATCGCTAAATGCGTAAGTGAAAGTTTTGAAAATATCTGACCACAAAGGCGTAGGCATAATAAATCTCTAAGTTTTCTTTACTAATTTAGTATCTATTCAGGCAAAACTAATTTTTGATGAGGTGCGTAGGAAACCAACAAGGACAGTTATTTTTATCAACAAATAGTTCTGAATTTTTGACAATATTATTAAACTCATAGTGCAGTAACTTATTTTTATAAAGTTCATACCAATCAATCCAATGTTGCCCAACACCGACAAGATTAAGTTTCAATAGAGACTCTGCTCCATCTTTTACTTTTCTTTCAAACTGAGAATATGATCTAATTGGGTAGTGATGAACACAAATTTCTTCTGAATCAGTTGGTACAATATTACCACTATGTATAATATTATGATTTCCATTTTCAATACAAATATCAGAAATATTTCTATGAATGACTTTTGCTGGTGTTTCAGCTATGCCAATATATTTTAAATTATTTTGTGTTGTATAAAACTTTGTTGATTCAAAATCAAATTGATGTGAATTAACAAGATGATTGTAAAATTTATAAACTTTTATAAGTAAAGTTTTTTTATCATATTGGTAAAGATTAAAAAGATTGCACCAAAATTCATCTGCATCGAAATGAACAATCCATTTTGGATCATATTTAGCAGCCAAATTTGCCATACGAGTAACCCAAGCTGATTGGTTATGATTATCTCCAAATTCATCGATTATAATTTTAACTTCTTTGTATTTTTGTAATATTTTTTTAGTTTTGTCCTTGCTTCCATTGTCTGTTGCAATTATAAAATCAATTCCCTCATCTTCAATATGATGTTTCAAAGTGTGTTCAAGAATATCTTCTTCGTTTTTAACAAGAAGAGTTGCAATTATGAATGGTCCTGACTTCATCATATATGTGTTAAAAAATCCAGATATTACTACATAATATCATGGATTACTTTTTTCTAGTAAGCTATCATGGTTCGTCCTACGGAAAGCTAGAAAAAAGCCTTAGCAACCATGAAAAGATTCAAAAGGTACAAGAACCTCTTGTTGGTAAAAAAATCTATTTTAATTGTCTCGATGTAGAAAATACTAAAACCAAGCACAAATATCTTTTGGGTGGTTCTTGGTACTTTGATACATCGCTTGAAAATTATGAAATTTCATCAATAGATGTATTAAAAACATATTTCATAATTTATTATTTAGATGAAGTAAATTTATTAAATGATAATATGTATTTAAGTTATAGATTAAGAAGAATTTACGAGATGATGCATAAGAGCAATGATTTTGTAATATATTTTCATAATGATAAAAATTATCCAAATCTTTTAAAATATATTGAAAACAAACTTCAACTTAATTCACCTATAATTGAATCAAAAGAATATAATACAAAATTAATGGGATATGAAAAATGTGAAAAAGACAAAATTTATTATAATATTATCAAAGAACAGTTTAAAAATAAAATTTTATTCAAACATTAACTTGTTTTGGTTTGGTTGATTTTTATTACCCAAGCTTTTTTGTTCAATTTCAATTAATTCATCAATTTTGTCTAATGCTTGTTTAGCTACATCATAAGACAATGTTTGATAATTATTATTTGATTGCTGAACTGTTCTTCTTGTTCTTTTAACTTGAACATTTTGTATTTCATTTATTGCTCTTTTAAAATGTAACTTTGCATTTTCAAGTGCAAAATTATTTGGTATTTGTCCAAAAAGATTAATCATTTTTTCGGTTAATTCTTGTAAATCATGTTTCATAATAATTTTTCCATGTAAATAACATTGATTGGTTCATTTGAAATTGAGTATTCATCATTTTCATTTCTTACAGTCTGATTACCAATATATCTTACTTTATATTTTTTTGGATTTATAGACAAGTTTGTTATATTTGGTAATGGAAGAAATTTTACAAAAACAAGTTTTCGTTTCAATTGCTCAAAATTTGGGATGTCATCAATATATCCAGTTTTTATTGTCTTATTAAGACAGCGATTAACAAAGTAATCTCTCAAATCATCATCGGGGCAATTTTTGACAAGCATACCATTTTTGATGAGTTCGCCAATAAAAGTGCCGATATCCGAATTAATTTTGAATTTTTTAATGGGGAAATATGTATCTGCCGGTTCTTCTGGATATGGTATTATTTTATAATTTGCAAATTTTCTTTTGTTATCTCCAAATTCATCTAAAAGATTTTTTATTATATGTGCAAAATAAGATGTCTTTTGAAATACATTGTTGATCAATTTTTTTGCTATTTCTTTTTTATTGTTGTTCAAGTAAAGTACTTTTGGAGAAATAAATTTAAGTTTATTTTTGTTTTTATATTCAATTAAATTTTGAACATCTAAATTATCACCAACTATATCAATTGTTTTTGTTGTTTCTAAATAATCTGATAGTATTTCAGGATATTGTGTTATTTTTTCTTGCCAACTTGAATTATTTATAGAAGTTGATAATGCATAATTATAATTTTCAAGAAATATTTCAGATATATTACGCCTCATTTTTTTCCCATTCTATAATATTATCATACTCGCTACATGCTTGTAGGAAATTTTCTAAATCATTACTATTTATATGTGATTTAACTTTATTTTCATGGATTCTTTCTGCAATCTCGTATACTTTTTTTGGAAGAGGCAAAGACAACATATAAAGTGCTTTGGTAAATTTAACCTTTTGATTTTGAAATTCGGTCAAGCGGATTAATTGGTCATAATTGACATCTGGAGCGTTTTTTGCCCACGAAGGTTGTAAAAAGTTTTGTATCGTTTCTTGTGTTGGATTCTTAAATTCTCTTACAATCTTGAATCGTGATGGTCTAAACTTGAGTGCGTCATCAATTTTTTCTATATTATTTGCAGTTAATATAAATATATTTCTATCAAAAGATGTATAGACACCATCCAAACTATTTAGAATCGTGTCAAATGTAAATCTTGCTCCTGTTGTTGAACCAGCAAAATTATTTTGCATAATGCATGTTCTTTTATCAAAGTAACTATCAAAATCTTCTAAAATAATCATGCTTCTCGGAGGTATTTGTGCGAATAACATCATAATTGAAAAATTATCATATTCTGGTGAAAATGTTATGTAGTAAATCGGCAGCTTGTGCTTATCGGCCAAATATTTGATAAAACTTGTTTTTCCATTTCCCGGTGACCCATAAAGAATAAAACCAAATTTTGTATTTGGTTTATCAAGTGTCTCAGTAACATGATCTTCAAGATCTTTCCAAAAAGGTTTAGGTTGAATAGGTTGTAAAGTTGATGTTTTAATTTTTCCAATACTATCAACAAAGTTTGGTGTGATCACATAAACTGGCACTTCACAAGATATTTGTAATTTGTTTGAAACCAGATCTCTGATAAATTTGGCGATACCAGTATAATTCCAACGAAAACAAATGATTTTGCTAATATGATCTTTGCCATGCCAGCCAGCATTCAATAGTCTTTCAGAATGGGTTAAATAAAAATATGGATATTTGTTAAATTTTAATATTGACGAATATTCCACAGGAATTCTGTTTTCAATTTTTACTTCTTCTGCAAAAACAAGTTTCCAGCTATGATTACTTGCCTCATAGATTTTTTTGAAAATTGCTGGTTCGATACGGATTTCAAGTAAAATAACATACTTGAAAATTGCCCATGCGCTAATAGATATGGTTGCAAAAGCAAGCAAAGTTGTAAAAAGGTTTTGGTTCATAACACTAAAATAGTGAAAACCAAAGGAGAAATTTTTATGTACGATGAAAACAAACTTAAAGCCAAGTTGTATAAAGAGTTTGATCAAGATGACAAAATGTCATCGATTTTAATTTTAACAATTGTAAGTATATCCCTTGAGCTATTTTTATTTATGTATAAAAATTGCAAGATGAGTAAAGCACTTATAAAAAATAGCGCACGAAAAAAAGGATTTTTATATAAAAAATTTCTTAAAAATCAAGTTTATCCCGCTATGCAAAACAAGGATTTTACTATTGAAGAACAAGAACTTGCAATTGAAAAAATAAGACAACTAATTATAAAAGATGAACTTGATGAATTTATAAATGAAAATCAAGTTTCAGATGTATCTTCGTCATCGGTCTGATATCTTAAATCTTTTTCTGCAAACTTATTTGCTAAGTGCTGACCTCTTGCCAATAGACCACATAAATATGTTGGATTACCAGATGCTTCAAGGATAATATTATTAGAATTTACATTGTCAGTCATAATAAAAACAAATGAAATATTTTGCCTTTTTTTCAATTCATTCATCATCTGTTTTGTTGTCACAAGAGACAAATCCGGTGTTCCATATTTTGTAATAGTAGTTCTATTTTCCCATATATCTACAAACATTTGCAATTTGTGATTATGAATGCAAAATACAATCCCATCCTTGTCATAATGAATAGAAAGAAAATTATCTGACTCATCACATGTTTTTGTTATTTTTTTAATTAAATTTTCGCTACCTAAAGAGAAAAAAACTCTGTCTGGTTCAAGCTTTACTACTTGTACAGCTTCAATTTTATCGAACCACATAGCAAATTCTTCTGTTGTCATAATATAACTTATTATAAATTAAAAAATATACCCCATAATTGTTGCTTCAAAATCTGCTAAAATGCTGGAATTGTCATTATAATAAATTACTTCAATTGTAATTACATCGGTTGCTGTTGCTTCAAATGGTGGTGTTTTAAACATAAGACTATTGGTTGTATTCGCATTTGTTGTTCTTACAACAAATAAAGTTGTAGAATTTTTTTGGATTCTAAATTTTGCACCAATATCACCTCCGACCACAGCACCTTGGAATACAAATGTTTTAGCAGAAGGTACTGTGTATGAAGACACGGATGTGAATGTATCCGACCCATCGTCTGGACTTACTGAAGTTGCTTGATCAAAGTCATTAATTGGTGTTGTATAAGCCCGTTCTATTGATTTAATTGATAAACCATATTCATTGCCGTTTAAATTACTGTCGCTAACTGTGGTAACTTCGCTTAAATTTGCACCACTTATAACAACTTTTGCTCTTCGACGCAATACAGTTGTGCCCGGTGCCACAGGGGCGCAAGCATCTGGTAATGGGGTAACATCTCCATAGTCAATTCCGAACTCGTCCATAATGGAGCCGCCGGAACCGCAATTTAGCTCTGTATAAGTATTTGTGCCCATAGTATTATATATTAAAGACTAAATGTATATAGTACTATTTTCCAACAATTAATCTTCTTACAAACCACATTCTTTCAATATTACTTTTTTATCATGATCGCCTAGAAATGAATTTTCAACACATTTTTTGAAAAATACTTCCACAGGATCATCATATTTTTGTGGCATCTTGCCTTTATGTTCTGTTTTGCCTTTTTGTAACTTACGCAAATGCCAAATAATTTCATCACTAAATGTAGTATAACAAAAAGCACAACCTAATCTACTTTTTTGCATCAAAAATGCAAAATCAGCATTGCAATTTGGACATTTTTTTCTATTCATTTATTTTACTCAATAGTTCTTTGTCAATTGCATAAAGTTCAGATGAAAAAAGTGAATTTATTTTACAATCAGCAATTGAATCAACGAATTTATTATAAGGCAAATGTTTAATATAATCATAAATTCCATTTTTTTGAAAATTTTGATACAACTTTTGCTTAAATTTCTTTGCCTTTAATAACCAAATATAATCTCTTACATGTTCATCAAGATCAGAAACTTTTACTTTATTTCCATTTATTGTAACCTCGTTTTTCCCGAACCTATTCAAATAAAATAGATTAAGAAAATCTTCTTTTACATCTTTGTCTACTTCTGTTGTTTTAAGAGGAATTTGCTTCTTATCAAATATTCTGACCAATCTATCTTCGTTTGCTGAATCATCTGAAGATAAACAATAGAAATCTTCAAAATTACAATTTTGATTTTTGGGTAATATAATATAAAAAACCGCAATTAGAGCTAGGCCTATGAAGCACAACCTTTTCCTCTTATAACAAAAGTAAATTGCTGATTTACAGCATCTTTTTGCCCAGCTGGTATTATTCTCTGAAGCCATATAGGAACTCCCTCTAATGGTTTAAGGCTTGTTAATATCAAAGGGTTTCCATCAGTATATGTTATAAATTGAATACCCTCTGGTGGTGTAGTCGTGTTGGAAGTTGTTACTGATATGGTATTAATTGGTGATCCAGCCACTTCTCTATTTATAAATATTATTGGTTCTGGAGTCAAATTATTTGCTGATAATTCTATAAGTGGTTGGTACTTAAACCCATCAACACCTTCAAAACTTACATCAATAAAATATGCACAATCTTTCCCGGTTACTGTTACCACCACTCCAGTATATCCAATACCATCAAATGCAGTTTGTATATTTGATTGTAACACAGAAACATCTGTTGAAAAATTAATTAATAATGTGTGAATGTCAAAAATAAGTGTAAATGTTCCACTTGTTGGATTGCCAGAAATTGTTATCTTTTGCAATTCGTTTGCAACTGTAGCTCCTATTTGACAAAAACATTCGCTGTTGTTGATAATAAACATTTTTGGTAAATAAAATGTATCAAATTCACTTTGGTTAAAAATGTACAAACATCTATAATCAACAATACCATCCTGTAATTGGGCATCACTTAATGAATTGAATAGATTATTTCCAATATTTCCGATTTCGACGCTGGATGGGTCACCACCTAATGAAAGATTAGGTTTGAAATTGCTTGATCCACCGCTAAACACAAAAGCTAAATCTGTTGATTGAATCATAGTAATATAATTTACTGTCTAAAAACAATTTTCTGTTCTATATTATTTAGAAACCGGGAGATAATATCATGATCATCGGTTCTGATGTTGAATTTTTTGTAAGAAATTCTTTAGGCGATGTTATTCCAGCCTATACAGTTATTGATCATGATAAAAATAATCCAATTTCAAATCAGGACATAAAACTATACTTTGATAATGTTTTGTTAGAGTTCAATATTCCACCTTGTAAATCAATACGAGAATTTATAGAAAATATTGAAAGTGGTATTAATTTTGCTGAATCAAATATTCGGCCACACTTTCTTGATACAAGTGCTTCAACTTATTTTAATCCTGAATTCATGAGCGATTCAAAGTCACAAGTTGTAGCTTGTGATATAGAGTACAATGCGTACAACATGCAACCAAATTATTTTATTCAAGATGCTCTTAAAAACACTTGCATGAGAACAAGCGGTGGTCATTTGCATTTGAGCGGTACAAGCACCGATTCAATTTCTGACAAAACAAAATATCCACTTTTTGTTTATATGCTTGATTTATTTTTAGGCATTTCAAGTCTATTGGTTGAAAAGGATCAGACACAAAAAGATAGACGAAAATTTTTCGGCAAAGCTGGGTCTTTTAGAATTAAACCATATGGAATTGAATACAGAGTGTTATCATCTTGGTGGACAAGAAAACCTGAATATTGTGGATTGATATATAGAATTTGTGAATTTGTATTTGAATTTATGAATAATGACATGTGGCAGAAATTTTGGACATTTAATATTCGTGATTTGTATGATTCCGATCCAAGTCAAGCATATGAATGTTTTGGATATGATCTCAACTTTGTAACAAAAACAATTAACGAGTGCGATTATAAATCTGCTGAAGTTTTGTTTAATTTCATTTCTAATTTTATGCCAAATGATATTGTTGAAGAAATTAACTTTCAGATAAAAAAATAAAAGCCATAGTAAACTACTATGGCTTTTATTCGGCTAATTTAGCTGGCTCCTCAACCCTTCCAGCCTTTTTTCATGTGGGATTTCATATGACCTTTCATCTTGGCATCCATGCAACCTTTGCCCATTTTTTTCTTTGACATTTTCATGTGCTTGGGGTGAACTTTACCCTTATTCATACCCATCATACGCATGGAATAACCACATTTATCCTTGCCCTTTTTCATGTGCTTCATTTCTGAAGGTTCTTCTTTTTTGGAATCGCCGTCTTCTACTACTTTAGCAACTTCTTCAAGGAATTGATCAAGTCTTCTCTTAGCCATTGATGGCAATCCACCTGAAACTTTTGGCTCAAGAGCCTGAATGAAATGTCTTATAGCAGACATGAACTCAACTCTAGTTATTGACTGTTTTTCTGCAAGTTGATCAATTTTTTGATTTAGTTGTGTCATTTTGCCTGTCAATTTTTCTTCTTGAGCCTCATTAATGGACACATCTTTCTTACCGATGTATTCCTGAAGTTGTTCTGGAAACATTTGGCCATTAACGCTAGCAAGCCACTCATTCATAGGAGGAAGCTTGTAATCCATTGATTCGCAGCTAGCATACATCTTACTATATTTTTCAGAAGCAGCATTAGCAAAATCAATTTCATCAACATCCATTTTATGATGTGGACGATCATGCATATGCTCACGATGCTTAGGATGCTTATGCTTATGAGCATCAGGATGGTGAATGCTACGAACACGACCCATTAGGTGTTCATCTTCGTCATCCATGTCATCGATGTCTTCGCCGCCTTCGTCATCCATGTCATCCATATCTTCGTCATCCATGTCATCCATATCTTCGTCATCCATGTCTTCGTCGCCTTCGTCATCCATGTCTTCCATGTCTTCGTCGCCTTCGTCATCCATGTCTTCCATGTCTTCGTCGCCTTCGTCATCCATGTCTTCCATGTCTTCTTCGCCTTCATCATCCATGTCTTCTTCTTCGACTTCTTCTTCCTCAATTTCTTCATCTTCGTGTAACTTGTTATATGCGAGGAAACCATTATTAGATTTGATTCCACCAATTGGTTGTGAAATCATGAAGTTTTCATTAAGAAGTTTCCATTTATCATAATTAATCATTTTATGTCTCCAATCTTGAATAAATTATTTATCCAACAACAACTATTTTCCTAAAGCTCGCCTAATAGCTTCTCTTCTTCTTTTTTCTATTTCGAGCCTTTCTTTTGTCATACCAGTAGTTTGTGGATTTTTTTGGACATTGAGATTCATATTGGCAACTTTGGGATCAGCACCCGGTTTTGCCTGTGGTTGATTTGATTTAGAAGGATTGTTTTGCGGTACAATATTGGCCTGTTGTGGTTGAGGAGCAACTATATTTCTCCCACCAGAAACAACATTTCTAATAGGGTTTAAGTTGACATTTCTTGCGGGTAAAGCACCTTTATTTTTTCTGCATCCACAACCCATATATTTTGCCCCCTACTCTATTTATGATAGTGGAGCAAAAAACATGAACAATAATGACAAAAATTGTGAAACTATTGATCTTGATGAACTTCTCGACAAAGCGTTTCAAACAGTAACCTATTATCTTAAAGCCAGAGATTATAAAACTTCTGAACAACTTCTTGAGCAGACTATAAAAGTATCTGATCGACATTGTTTTTATCAACTTCTATCTTTGGTAAAAACAAAATTGAATAAGCTAGAAGAGGCTGAAAAACTATACCTTGAGCTTTGCAGAAATTATAACAATCCAGATGACTTCAATAATTACGCTTTATTTTTAAACAACAATAATAGAATGGAAGAATCTTTGGTTTATTCCTTAAAAGCTATTGAGATGAACCCTGACAAGGCAGTATTTAGATCAAATCATGCTTTGACACTATCTAGATTAAATCGATATAATGAAGCACTTGAATTTATTGATAACGCACTTCAAATGAAATCAGGCGAATGGTTTCATCACGCAAACAAAGGTTGCTGTCTTGCAGAAATGAGTAAGTATCAAGATGCTGAAAAATGCTTTAAAACTGCTGTTGCTATTCCAAGTTGCGACAAAGAAATTAGCGTAGATTTATTCCATTGTTTAGCTTTCCAAAAAAAGTATAAGGAAGCATGGACTTATTATGAAGAAAGATATTACTGTTATGATAATTTAATAAAATTTATGATCGTAAATAATTTGTTAAAGCCAGACAATTTGTCAGAAGATTTGAAATTTGTAGTATTCTGTGAGCAAGGTGCTGGCGATAACCTGATGTACTTGCGCTTTCTTGAAAAATTTCAAAGCATTTATAAGAATTCATATTTCTTCGCTCCTGAAAACTTTATTTCAATAATGACAGACAAAATTAGATGGAAACCACAAATTAATTCCGACACAAAACTTGGAATATCACTTTTAAGTTTGCCTTTTCATCTAGGAATTGAAACTATTCCTGATGCTTACAAAATTTGTGACTATAATTATCCAAAAAATAAAAAGAAAAAAATTGGATTAATTTGGGCGGGAAATCCTGCCGCTCCTATGGACTATCAAAGAAGTACATTTTTCACAGATTTTGCTGATCAACTTGATTTTGAAAAACATGAAATCTATTCATTTCAAAAAGATAGACGAGCTAGAAAATATCCGCATCAAAAAGAGCCAGTAGATTTCAGTAAAGATTTTGAAAAGTATAACATAATAGACTTGGCTGATAAACTAACAGATATAAGTGCAACAGCAAAATTAATGTCAGAAATGGATTTGATCATGTCTGTTGATAGTTTGCCCGTTCATATTGCTGGGGGAGTTGGGACTCCAGTAATTTTATTTTGTTCAGATAAACCAGACTGGCGTTGGGGTAAATTTGGCGCAACGACAGATTGGTACAAAAATGTCAAAATTTATAGAAAAGAAAGAACCCAATCGTTTAGGGAAACGATTGGGTTTGCTATCAAAGATTTAGATTTATGATCGTGCAACTGCGCCAGTAACAGGACAGGCACCAGCAGTTGCAGCGGGAACCTTTCCGCTTACTCGTTGCACAATTTTTGCCTTGGTGGTTGTTGAAATTGTTCCGTAATCAAAAACTGGTGTTCGCTTATATTGTGCTGCACGATCTCGGCAAGCCTTCGTGAGGCTGCTGCGAGTAGTAAAGACAGTCGAACCATCTGTGCGAACAACCTTCGTTGGTTGAAAACCGGGGATGTTAGCGGTTGCTTCATACACTTCGCTGTTGTTCTTCAGCTTAGTGGTGACCTTAAAGCGAATAGCGTTCGCTAGAATCTTGGCACTTGGCCTGTTATTGTTAATCGTTCGCTTCTTCGATGCAGTCTTTTCAGTTGTCATATAATTCTCCAAAAGGGTTGAGCAAAAAAAGCTCAGGATTAATTTAGTTGATAAAATAACAAAATCAAGAAAAAATGTGATTCCTATTCAAAAATTTTGATGCTCTGCTATCAAAATACGGATTTGAAGCAAGAAATTTTGGCATAATTAGTTTTTCAATATTCTTGTGCTGTGAAAATAATTTACCCTTCAAATTTTCCATATGCATATTCCATACTTTTGAATCAATTATTTCAAGTTTAACAAAATTTTCATACACACTATCAATTAAACTTTTGCTGGCATTTGTTAATTCATCTTTGTTAACATACCAAATCATATTTTGATCAACATAATCAAAACAATCTTCTTTCATAAGAATTTTAATTTGTTTTGATTCTATTTTAGTTAAAACTTTAGAGTCAAAACCAAATTTGGAAAGAAATAAAAAAATATTTTTGAATGTAAATAAAGTAAAGTTTTTATTATTTTTTATTCTGCGATGACAAAATATACAAACTTTTGAGTCAGATGTTGGAAAAAATTCAGGCATCATAAATGTGTTACATGAGCTACATCCACGATATTCTTCAAAAATTAAAGATGGTTCTTTCTCAATTATTTCAGCGGGGTGATATTTTAAAAAAATTTTACTCATGCAATAAATAAGTAAAAAAACTTATCTTCCTAAATACATACTGTTGAGGAGATTTATTATGAAAACATTTTCCGATTGGGCTGCTGATAATAATTTGTCCGTTCCAACTGTGAGCGAGAACGCAAAAAGAGGTGGTCTTGCTCCATATGCTTATCCTGACGCTTATGTAAGAGCGCAGTATCCAAATAACTATTTTACACCTATTGCTGCTGATGCGCCATTTAAACTTCAGGCAACTAAAGTAGCAAAGGGCGGACCTTCAGAAGCCAACTAATTATTTAGGTTTTTTATTGAAAACATATAGAGCATCAGCACAAACTGATGCTCTATATTTATTTTACTATTGCTACGAATTAGTGAGTTTATTAAGACTTCGTTTTGTTATTATTTTGTATTTCTCGTAATCAACTACTGAAATATCTTTTTCTGGAGCGTCTTCAGGATTACAATAAATATAGCCCCAAAATTCTGCATTCTTTGGATTTTGAATTATTAATCCAATTTTGAAGTATTTATAAATAATTCTTTCAATAATTTCTGGTTTTAGTTTTGTTTCTTTTGATATTGCTGTGACACTACGCCAATTACGCCACTTTTTGTTTCTAGTAAGAGCAATAAATACAGCAGCTTCTTCATCCCCTTCCTGTGTGCCTTGTGGATAAATTTCATGCCATTCAATTAATTTTTTCATATATGCACCAAAAAATTGATTATAATACTATTATATTAGTAGGTGAAAAATGATTAAAAATCCAAACAATGTCGAATTACATATTTTTGAAAATCATCACAAGTATGATTTGCAATTACCAAAACCAAGTTTTCAAGGATTTAATTTAATTAATTCAAAAAAACAATTTGTTGCTGATTCTAGTTTTCTTGAGTATGTTAAGACTGGAATGATTAGATATATTGGGCCTTTGAAACCAAAAGAGGTAAAAATGGAAGAAAAACTAATTACTGAACAACCAGCCACAGTTACATATCATGGTAAAGTTGAGAATGTTGTTTGCAAAACAAAGAAGGAAGTTCTTTCGGATGCAACCAACAATGAAGAAGGAGAAATTCTACTCAACGAAGGTCCGTCTGACGGCATTACAATTATTTCAGAGTAAATTTAAGAATTTTTCCTGAGATGCACTTTCCTGTGTTCAGGAGAGTGCTTATCTTTTACACCTTTTAAATCTTTCATCATTTGGAAAACATACTTAGAAATGTCTTTTGCACTATATTCAAGAGGCATTTGTACAGTTTTTTCAACCCTTACAGTCTTGTTCATTTTATTGTAGTATCCTCTTGAAACAACAAAGCAATCTAGTTCATCATTATAACTTATCATGCCAACCCACTCACCATCATCCCAATTTCTTGATGCGACTATAACTCTAAATGGTTTTTGTGTAAGAATAATTTTTGTATGAAAATCCATCTTCTTAAGTGCGGCACTTATGTATCCCAAACAAATTTTTGTAAATCCACTTACTGCGTCTATTTGTGAAGTATCATAATTAATTTCAACAGAATAGCGTACATTTTGTACTGCTTCTGAAACAATAGATTTATAATTTTTCCAACTTAACATATTTTTCCTATTATCCAAATGTGATTGGCAATGTGTCGCCGTATCTTGTAATTAATCTTTCTTCCCAATCTTTTTTCTCTTGCATACCTTCAGTCAATAGGTCTTTACCATCCAACTGCACACCACCTTGTGCGCCGGGAAGTGTCGTAAATTTGCCTCTTATTCTGCCAAGCATAATTTTTGCAAAACATAGTGCGCCTTCTTGCATAGCTTGATTAACTCTTGGCCAGTCGTTATTTTTCTGCACATAATGTACAATGACTCCCTGTACCGATCTAGGTATTGGATACAATTTTATGTTTTGATAGCCTCCAACCCATTCCCATCCACCCAGATTACTTGCTGATCGAGCATAGGTGCGCTCGTAACCTTTGTAAAGACTCCATTCTCCAACACGGCCCCAAATCGGAGTAACACTATCGATTAAACCACCAGTAATTGAAGCATATGCGCCACCGGGATAAAAATATTCAATTGGTATTGCACCACCTAAGTCTGAGGAAGAGAAACTAAAAGTTGCCATTTCTTTATAGTATACATGTCTCACATAACCAATATCTGGTGGAAGTGTATAAACACTCTTACCCGGTATTGTAGGAAATACATAATATTTAAAAAATTCCCTAGGAGCGTATTCTTCATATATCTGTAATGATAGGTCAACGGCAGCATCAAGTTGTTGATCATCTAATTCAACTGTAACTACAGGTGCCCCTAACATTAAAAGGATATAATCTCTTAATTGAGATTTAATTTTTCCACGATTAGGTCTCGGTGAAAGAGAACCAATATCTAACGGATCAGACACGCCCAAATTATAATTAGTGCCACAATTTGTCGCACTAGATGGTCTAGGAAAATATAAAGTGCCATTTGTACAAGTTGTCATAAAGATATTTATCAAATTTGTTGTGAAAATTATAAATAATTCTAATGGTGCCGTAATTTGACACCGAATGAGGTATTTCAATGCGTTTATTTAACGAGTACATAGTTGGTGCAGTAAATAGAAAACCTTTCCTGTTTACTGTTTCAAGTGGCGATATAACATTTCTTGAACAATTCCCAGCAGAATATTGGGTAGATGCATTGTGGCTCAGATACAATACTGTTCTTTATAGTAGTTTACGAAATAGGGAAATTGAACGAGAAAAAGCTGGCTATAATGAATTTGTACAAGCCAAATATCATGAAATTCTCAAAAATCTTGAGAGCGTTGATTTAGATTTGCAAATTAAAAAGAAAAGAGCTTTACTACAAGCTATAAATTTGGCTGAAGAAAGATTCTATCACATTAATGTCCGAAATCGAGATATAGATTTTACAGTTCGTGCTTTAAATTATTCACATGGGAGAACAGAAAGGAAAACTAGCGAAGCGTTTATAAAAGCAAATTCATATATTGAAGAACTAGTTAAATCACTTGAAGTAAGTCCCATGAATCCACAAGGATATGATTTAACCAATGTAAGAATTCATAACATAACAAATGAACAAACAAAATCAAAATTTAGCTCAAGAGGTTTTCAGTTCCCAAGCAGAGATACAATCCGAAAAGCTTTAAGACGATGGATAGAATTTACTGGGGCTGATTTGCATCATTTACCACCAGTCGCACCAAAAGAAAGTGAAAAAAAAGATTTTATCAATATTGATGGCACAGAAGTAAATGAACTTTATGAAAAACATTGGTGGCAAACCTATTTTAATTTTTTTAGAAATCTTTCTTCTGCAAGAAATTTAATTACATGGTATTCTGCAAACAGAGAATTGTACAACAGAATGATTTCTTTGATAAGAGATGAAAATATTGAGGAACTGGCTCGATCAGTCAAAGGCGCAATTGGCATTATTCAATATATAAAAGATAGAATTCTTGAAATTTCAGTTCCTGCTACAAGGCTTAAAGGATTAACAGAACTTCAAACATACCTAAGAGACAGAAGTAGAAATAAATATTTGAGTATAGTTTTAAGTAAATCAGAGTTGCGAATAGCGAGAAGAAACAACACATTTGTTGATCCACACAACAGATTCCCTCGTTATAGTGCCGAGACCAATTCAGATGAAAAATTGCCTCCTCGCATCAAAATGAAACAAGTTAAAGTGATGAGGAAAAAAAATCGCAGAGATTCTTATGGTGAACCAGAAATAATTGAAATCCCCGATTTACAGCGTGGAAGGATGTTGTATCCAATTCACGACAGACCAGATTTACAAGATTCAGAATATGCTACAGGTAATTTGCACAGGTATGAAGATTTGCATTTACCACAAGGACAAAAAGGTAAATATAGACCATTTATGTGGATAACACCGGATAGTTTTAAAGAAGACCCAAGTTTGAAAAAGAATTTAAGAATTATCAGCGGTGGTTTAATTCCAAATCAAGATTCTCCTCAACGATCTGGTGTTATTGCAACAGAATCAGGTTTCTTGTCAAAAATCCAAAATATACGATCAATATTAGATTATAAAAAATATAATTTTGAAACAAGTGGTGATGGAGTTCTTCAACCAGTTTTAACTGAAGACGGCAATTATTCAATGTCTAGGTTGGTTGTTAATTATCTTGAGAAAAAACTTAAGACAACAAAAACAGAAAAAGCTCATGGAGCCGAATTTACATTTGAATGGTCTGAATGGCATAAATGTATGAACGAAATAGACTACAAGCGTTTGCACGATCATTGTGCAGAACTTCTAACTGATAATTACATTCGTGTTAAAAGCGATCCTGTAAATGAAGTCAAAAAAATTCTTAATGATTTATTTACGAGAATGATACAACTTGATTTTGGTTGTGGGACATTTAAGCAAAGAAGATTACCTGTTTTTTATGACTGCAATAGAATAAAACACATAATAAACAGGTTTTATAGTGGTGCTATGTTTATTGAACCAGCAACTGAAGGTGAGGAAGCTGATCAGGGTAGGTTGCACGATGTTGCCAACAGGGCTGAATACAGAAATAGAATTGCTGATGCTGATGGTGTCAATCCAAACAGACTACAACTGTTTAGTCGTTTAGTGGTCGCCTATACTCCTAAATTTTCAGGGCCAGATGCTCGTACATCAGCTGAATTATGCGCCTCATCATTTATAAATGGTGTGACGAGAAGTGGCAAAGACTTAGATTCTGCTGTTGAAACCGAAATAGTTCGTCTGGGCACCCCTGACGCAGATGCAAATTGTACAGTAGCATCCACAAGAATTGATTACAAACAAGCATATCTTTTGTTACAACAAATCAGAAATGGAATGAAACCTGCTATTTCTTTGGAAGATATGCAATTGTTAATTAAGTTTGCTAATCCAGAAAGTACAGTCTACAATAGAGCAATTCAAAGTTTAGTAAAAACTATTGAAAACAACAATCAAATACTAGAATCATTGCTACAGTCCATAAGTGATTTTAGAGTCGGAAATGCTGCACTTCAATCAAATTTGTCTGAAAAATATGATGTTATGAATAATCTACACACACAAGTTTTTACGATAAATGAATCTATAAGAAAAAAAATTACCAATATATTAAAATTGAAAAAAATGAGTTCATTTCCGCAAATAAAAAATGCATTGCAAAGACTTATTTCATAGAAAAACTAGGTTGTAGTTTTGATGGAATACACTCCAAAAAGAATCCTTTAGGATTAGGTATGATATTAACAATTTGCCACCATCTCTTTTCCGTGTCTTTAGGATACAAAATTGTGTCCATGGAAAAATTTTCATAAGTTGTAAAAATTTTAATTTTAAGATCTTGTGTTTCAACAATTATAATTTCTACAGTAAATGAATCTGAGTATTCAATCTTTCTGTTAATATCTCCATATAAATCATCAGTTTTTTCTTTTATTTTAGCAATTAAACAATGTGCAATTGTTTTTTGTAACTTTAATCTAGTATCTTGTGTTGATTGAACAATTGGTTTTATCTCTGTAATCTGTTCTAATTGTTGATTTTGCTCAACTTCTTTGGCAATTTCAATTAACTGTTGTTGATTAGATATATCAACATTTGTTTTAATTTCAGATAGCTTTTTTATTTTTGTTGTTAAATCTAGTACATTTGAATAAAAAGATTTTTCCTCTGCCATTAATATATATTGAGAAAGGTAATTCAAATTATGGGTTATATAATTATCCCATAAGTTTTGTTGAATCATAATTTTATTTGGTTCTGAAAATTTATAAATAGAACCATCTTTTTTGTAAATAGTCATGACTACATTAATATATAATATCAACCTTAATTTAGGAGAGTAAAATGGCTTTAGTTGTTCCAAATGTGGGTGAAGTTAAGCTGCTTAGTTATATGCTTAATGTAATCGCCCCACCTAATACAGTTCTCCGTCTATTTTCAAATAACTACACACCTGATGCTAATGCTACAACTGCTAGCGTCACAGAAGTCGCTGCTAGCGGTTATGCTGCTGTTACATTAACATCTGCCACTTGGACAGTGGCGACAAGTAGTGGTGTGGCGACTGCTTCCTATCCTGAAATTACTTTCACTTTCTCCACAAGTGCTACAGTATATGGTTACTATGTGACTGATACTTCAAGCAACTTGCTTTGGTTGGAACGCTTTACCGCTGCTCCTTTCCAGCTACCAGCAAGTGGTGGTCAAATTCTAATTACATCAACAATTTCGCTCAATAGTTGTGCATAACAAAGGAGTTTATGACAATCTATCGATCTGATGGAAAACCATACTCTGCTGTTGGGTCGCTTCAACAGTTCGATGATTCATCACCAGATCGAGATTTGTTTAATAAATGGGATGAAGAGTCTATAAGACTTGGTGGCAGTCCCTTGTTTTACTATGAGTTGTTTGTTGATGTAAATAATATTGATCCACTTTATGTTGAGACAAGAGCAAAAATTTACAGTAAAAATCCTGTCCAATTATGGTGCGTGTACGAACCAATTCCAAGTCAAAATATGCAAACTGCATTTGGATTAGATAGCCCAGATGAAATGACTTTTGACCTAAATTACAAGGCCGTATTGCGAGACTTGGGCTATGCGCCAAAAATTGGCAGTAGGGTAAGAACGCCTTTTCTCAATGAGGATTGGGTAATTATTGAAAGAAAATTAGGTGAGTTTAAAAAGTATAATGCTTTGAGATTGCAACTTATTTGTCAGAGGTTCCAAGAAGACGATGTATCAGGTTCTTCTGTTGGTGAAAAGAAAAATGCTGATTACAAAATTATTTAATCTTTGCTAAATAAGCATACGAGGAGAAATTATGAAAACTTTTTATGAAATGTATCAAATAATTCAAGCTAAAAAACTTTTTGAGCAAGATGCTGCCGCTGGTGGTGACATGGGTGGCTCCATGGGTGGGAATATGGGAGGCGGCATGGGTGGAGATGCTGCTGGTGGCGGTGTTGATTTTGGTGGAGATAATTCAGGGGCTTCTGCTGGTGGGATGAAGGGAGTTTCTGGCCAAGTTCCTGCTGATCAGCAAGGAACTATGAGCGATATGGGAGATACAGGCGATTCACAACTTTCTAAATCAGTTGGCTCAGTTGGCAAGAATGAAACAAAAGAATCTCTAGGCGAGATCAAAGGACTTTTAGATCAAGTTCTTTCAGCAGCACAAGATAACAATAATACACTAGATTCAGATACTGTTTCAAGACTTAAACAAGCAGTAAATAAGATTGGTGAACTTGCTGATTCCGTGGAGGATGAAGATGAAGAAGAGGCCGATAGCGAAGGTGAGGAAGGCAATAAACCCGAAGGTGACGCTGCGGGTGGTGATCAGGCTCAAGGCGCAGATTCCGGTATGGATCTTGATATGAACATGGGCGGGGAATCTGGTGGAGCCGCACCTCCAGCAGGAGGTCAACAAGCTCCTGCCGCTGGAAATGCACAAGCACAAGCACCAGCTATGAATTTCCAAATGTAATTCAATTTATAAATTATAAAAATAAGTTTTGAGCAATCAAGACTTATTTTTTTTTATTTTTTACACCAAATAATTTAAGTTTTCTTTTAATTTTTTTTACTTCTTGTGGATTTTTGAATTTAGATAAAAACTTATCGACTGCTTCTATTCCATGTTTTTCAAATATATTTTTTATTTGTTTATATTTATCGTCAAATTCTTTTCCGTTTGAATCTTTCCAGATATTTTTTGAATATTTTTTCCTATTGTTAAAAATAAGGTTATTCCTTTCTGATCGTTCCTTCTCGGCAGTTTCTGACATTTTTTCAATATCATAATTAACTTTTCTTGGCAAAATTAATACTTGTGCATATGGAGTGTTCTTTTGAAATACATGAGTGTGTCCTTCTGGGGGAGCTTTAAAAACAACAAAAAATATACTAGACCACCACTCTGCTTGAATGTGACCGGGCACCACCCAAGGTGTTGAATAAGTTGGATCTGTATAAAAACTTGGATGTGGTTCAAGTCTCAGAACATGATCTTTTGGAATTTTAATATCTAAACATGATGTCATACCATAATGATCAGCTGCAAAAGCTCCGAATGGAGGTATCGAATCATATTTTACGCCCATTAAATTTTCTTTTTCCCACTCGCCCTCAAAAATGATTTCACCATTTTTCTTGGTGACATAAGTTGTTGTATCAAATGCATATATCAATTCCAGACCATAAGTACTACCTTCAACAAATGGTATACAATGTAATGGTTTTGCAACGCTTCCATTTGTGTGATCTGTGGCATCTCCTGCCCAACCGGGAATATGAATAGCACATCTTTTTGGAGGCAATGACTTGCCGTATGTTCTATATTCAATATGAAACTTACTGCCATATCTGCTGCTCATAAAATTAATATAGGAAAAATAATAATATTTAAAACTACATAATTTTATGTTACCAATCGGGCCGAATCCAAATTCATATAAAGACAATCTACAAACTTGTCCAGATCTTTCACCTTTAGGAAGATCAAACAACACAGATGGTCCACCGGGTTTTGTTTGTAATGAAAAACCTGATAATCAAAACAACATTGGAAACAATGGAGTCGAAGATTGGTTAAATGACAATTTAGTACAAAACACCGGCAATGGTGCAGCAAATAATGCTGATCCAATGCAAGCTGGTAAAATTGTAAACGATGTAGATGGCAAAATAGATGATAATACAGTTTATCGGTACAGCAAAGCTGTGCGAGGAACTGATGAAGGTGTTATGGATTTGTTTCGAGACATTGTTGTAATCGATGAAGATGGTAAAGCCATAAAGGTTCCTGTAATTTGGGGAACACAAGAAAGAGCAGTAGCTGCAATATTACAGCAAAATGTTCGCAAAGATGAAACTATTGTTGTTGATAGAATTAAACTTCCTATGTTAGCAATAAGTTCTACTGGTTACTCTTTTGATGCAAATCGATATACTTATCATCAAGCATTAAGATATTTAAATGCCTACACAGGATCTTCAAAATTTGATAGAAACTTGCCAGACAATAAATCAACTGTTTTTGGTGTGTCAAGAGGCATTCCATTAAATATAGAGTATACATTATATGCTTGGACCATGCAACTTGAAGACATGAATCAAATTTTAGAACAGATAGTCACAAAATTTAGTCTTGTTGCATACATAAAAGTTAGAGGAGTTTTACAAGATGTTATTGTCAAATTGGACTCGATTGCCAACAACCTTGAAACAGAACCCGGTGATCAAGCGTTGCGAGTAATCAAGTTTCAGTTTGGTTTAACAGCAGAAACATATGTGCCAATGCCTATTAAGCGTTATGATTCGTTAATAAAGGTCTTTAAAGGTGATATTGTTGATGCTGTTGAATTTGATTCAGTAACAAGTGTAATAGGTAGAATAAAAGAGTCAGGCGGTTAAGATGATTAAAATTACGAACTTGAAAAAATTTCCAGTTCAACTCATTATCAAGAGTAAAAAAAGAACTAGGCAATTCACAGTTCTCAACATACCAGCCTTGGGCAAAGGAAAAAATGTATTTTTTCTTGAAGATGAAAGACATACTGAATATATAGATAGAGCAGAAAAAGATGGATTAATTACCACTAGAAGAATATCTAATATTTTAGAAGGAGAAAAGTAAGATGGCTATCCTAACAGGTTTCCCACCAAGCAACACAATAAGTCCTTCAGTTCGTATCTCTGAAGTTGATTTGACCCTTCTTTCACCAACAACTACTTTTCACAGAATTGGTCTTGTTGGTTTTGCATCTAAAGGGCCAATCAATACACCAACTAGTGTGACAAGTCTCACCGACCTTGCCACCAAGTTTGGTAATCCACACCCTGATCAAGGTGACCCTTATCTTATTTACGCTGCTCAACAGGCACTTCAGGTTTCAAACGATGTGGTAATTGTTCGTGTAGCTGATGTTGATCCAACAAGCGGATCACAAGCTACCACAGCATCTGTCCAAGTCCCTGCTGCCGGTGGATTAGTTGACATTATTGGTTCAGCTACTGGCCCATATACATTTGCTGTAGATTCATATTTTGCATGGAAACTAAATGGTGTACTAGCCAGTAAAACACTTGTAGTGGCTGCTGCAACCTATACTTTAACAGCTTTGGTAACAGAACTTAATGATCAACTTACTGCACTTATCGATGGTATTGAATTCTACGCAACAAGCAGCAATACTTTAGGACTTCGCAGTACTTGGGCCTTCGGATCATCAGCTTCAATCGAGCTAGTTTCGATCCAAGACTCAATCTATGGTGGAGCATCCAGCATTGTTGGAATGGGTACATCCATGACAGTTGCCGAACTTCTCGGCACCGCTGATCGTTATCCTGACGATATCTACACCTCTGCTGGTACTTGGAACTTCTCAGGTGTTAGCATGACCACTATGGAAACAGCACTTCAAGTTGTTGTTAGTGGAACAGGTAATGTTAATATTGATGATGTCGTGCAAGTAGTTAATCTTGATGCTCTTGCTGGCGGCACCTATACAACTGCTCAAGTTGTAGCAGAAATTAATAATCAAATTAGTAGTCTTCCGGGTGGCTTCCTAGCAGTTGCAGTTGGTGATTATGTGCAACTTGAGACTATCGCTTTTGGTAGAGATAGCAAGCTTCTTGTGAAGGCTGATAGCACTCTAGATGTGGTGCTTGGTCTTGCAAACACCCAAAAAGCTGGTACTTCTCCAACTGAGACATCCGGTGGAGGATCTACTGACACGGGTGGTATTATTACAGGTTCTGCAAATAGTTCAAGTCTAGTGAGCCTTACTGTTTATGCAGATTCTCCGGGTCTTGAAGGCAACCACACCCAAGTTATTTTCCAAAATGATACCACAAACGGCTCATTTACTGTGAAAGTATTTAATAACGGGGCATCTGTTGAATCATGGGGCAATTTGACTAAGAATCAGGACTCAACTTTCTATGCACCAACATATGTAAATGCAAACTCTAATTTCATTAGGATTGTTGACAACACAGCAACATCTGCTCCTCCTGCAAACACCGCTGCGACTGGCTTGTCATTGAGTGGTGGCGTTGATGGTTTACCTGTCGATCCTGATGATCAGGATGATTTAGTGATTGGCAATCCTGTTGCTGGAACAGGTCTTTATAATCTATCCGAACCAGAACAGATTGACATTGACCTTATCGCCGCTCCCGGTCGATCAAGCACCGCAGTTATTCGTGCTTTGGTTAGTGTTGCTGAAACATATCGACAGGATTGCTTGGCGATTGTTGATCCTCCTTTCGGACTAACTGTAAGGGATATTATTGATTGGCAAAATGGTGTGCATCCGCTCAATTCAGATCGCTTTGATAGTGACTTTGCCGCTCTTTATTGGCCTTGGTTGCAGATCACAGACACATACAATAACATTCCTGTCTGGGTTCCACCAAGCGGTACTGTACTAGCAACTATCTGTTACAGCGACAATTTGTCTGCCGTATGGTTCGCTCCAGCCGGTTTGACCCGTGGTGTAACTCAAGGTGTTGCAAATGTGTATACTCGTCCAACTTTGGCTGAACGAGATCAGATGTACGGCAACCAAAATGCAATTAACCCAATTATTTCTTATCCTGACATCGCAGGATTTGTTATCTGGGGCCAGAAAACTCTTCAAAGGGCACCTACTGCTCTTGATAGAGTCAATGTTCGTAGAATGATGTTCTTTATTGAAAAATCAATCAAGAATGTTGCAAGGGCACTACTGTTTGAACCAAACACCGAGGCTCTTCGCAGCACATTCGTTTCAGCTTGCACATCAATTCTTTCAGAGGTGCAACAGGGTCAAGGTCTTACTGATTTCGTTATTAAGTGCGACGAGGAACTTAACCCACCCGATGTTATTGATAGGAACGAACTCCGAGCCAGAATTGGTGTTGTTCCAACAAGGGCAGTAGAATTCATCTTTATTGAATTTTCACTAAATAGAACTGGCACTAGCCTTGGATAATGAATTAATTAAAATACAAATTGGAGGAAAAACATGGCAATTTCGACAGTAAATAATATGGGCATCGGCCCACTCGGTAGTGCAACCTTCAAACGGAAGTATAGATGGACATTCCGTGTTGATAATATTGGTGGCAATCCACAACTAGGCGTAGGTGGCCAATATGTGAAAGTTGCTAATCGTCCACAACTTGAGGTTGAGGAAACTGAAATTAACTTCCTTAATGGCAAGACATGGATTCCCGGTAAGGCAACATTCCAACAGTTGTCAGTAACTTATTACGATATCGCTTCTACTGATGCTGCTGTAAACAACCTTCTTGTTTGGGTAAACAAGGTTTATAACTTCTCTGATGGAAATGGTGAGTTTATCTCAGCAACACAAAAGAATGTTGCTAAAAATGCTGCTGGAGATGGATACGCTGGCAACGGCATTCTCACACTTCTTGATGGTGGTGGTTATGCTCTTGAAGAGTGGCGTTTGATTAACTGCTGGCCAGTTTCAATTAACTTCGGTGATCTTGATTACTCAAGCTCCGAAGAATGTACAATTGAATTGAATATGCGTTATAGCTTCGCCAAGTACACAAACTACTGTATTCCTGTGCCTCCCGGCACTCTGCCCGTGCCTGCATGTCCCGGTGGTCGTGCTGGTACTTACTAAAGTTAAATTTAAAACACAAAACTCCACTTCTGTTCTATATAGAAGTGGAGTTTTTTCATTAGGATAAACAAAAATGCCAAATGCTAGAGGAAATATGGGAATTGGTTTTGCCTCTCAACTTTTGTTCAAGAGAGCTTGCCGATTTATTTTAAACATTTGGGGTGTCACAACCGGAAATGTTTCGGGCACAGGTACTGAAGATAAACCAGCCGTACGAATTACAAATGCAAATATTACAAGTTTGCGTGATGGTTTATCAATTTTAATTTGGGAAAAAGCAAGTAGGCCATCATTTAGTTTCAAAGAGACTGAAGTAACACATTTAACAGAAACAATTTATTATCCCGGTAGACCCGATTGGAAGCCAATTAAAGTAACTTTATATGATACTATGCATAAAGCGAGTCCCGTTGTTGAGTGGATAAGTTTCGTCTACGGGATGACAAATAATAATAGAAATTTTGCAACAGGAAAATATTATGGTGGGTTAGAATTTGCAAATCAGGCTGATCCTGCTAGTAAATTCAAGCGTGATGTTACAGTAACATCACTAGATGGTGGTGGTAATTTTCTTGAACAATGGTATTTTTATAATGCTTGGCCACAAGAAGTTGAATTTGGTGAACACGACATGACATCCGCAGATGTCATGCGTATCAATCTTACTCTTAGATATGATCGAGCAGAATGGTATAATTGTATCAATTAATCTTCAAATTGACTTGCTTTTATAATATCCCGACACTCAATAATGAAATCGTCAAGCTCTTTTGGCTTCATGTTGAGTACACGACATGCTCCAGATTTGTTAAGTCTACCCTTCTTAGTGTAAACAATACTTTCATTTAAAAGAATTGTGTTAATTTTTTCACGAACACTACTATTTTCGAGCAACGCCATGAGTTCAGCGTTTTCAATACCATCGAGAAATTTGTTTTTCATATAAACTCCCAATTTAAAATTCTTCAAAAGAATCAAAAGGAAATATATCTACAAAAATCAAGTGCGTCAAAAAATAATTATTTTTTACCTAATCTTTCATTTCGTTTTGCTGGTAGTTCTCTACCATGCTTTTGAACTATAAAATCACAGTATTTACGCTTTAATTCTATAAAATTTTTATTACTTCTATAAATCTGCCGCAAGTGGTGAATAAGGCATGTTGTAAGAAAATTAAAAGCTTTGCTGCCTCTACTGGGATCAAATCGTTCCACCCTGCTCAAACAAATGTAAACACCTTCTTGAATTGCATCATCTACATCTACAGATTGATAATTTGTAAACCTGACTATATTTTGTGCCAGAATAAAAAACTCACTAGCCAGATAATCTTTAACTTCCTTTAATTTTTTGTTATTTTCTTCGTACCGAGTATCATCAAATGGTAAAAATATTTTATTACCTAATAACTGTTTATGGTTTTCATAGTCAGCTTTCATGTATTCAAACTTTTTTTTGTTTTTTAAATACTTTTGAAATAATAAAATATTATTTTCTAGTTGTTTATTATTTACATAATCCATACTTTTGTTCAACCTTTCTAGTATAAGTTAGTAAATAAAAACAAAATGATAAATTTAGCAATCTATCAAAAACAAGACTCTCAACAACTATTAAGAATAGATTGTAATGGAAAAATAAAGTATTTTAGTGATGGTAATAGAAAAGACTGCATAAAACTTATTTCTTCAAATAAAAACAAATTACAACAAATAATAAGCGAATTTGGTAAAGAACCATTTTTACTCATTTTAAGTGATGAAAAGATAGTATCTGACTTGCCGGATGATCTTAATTGTTCACATGTATGTCTCGCTGTAAATGACTTTTTTGTAAAATCACCGAGAGTTTTTAATACAAATAATCATAAAGTGAATAAATTAATTCTAAAAAGTAATGAATTTAACATTTTCCCATTTGATCAAAATTGGATTAAAGAAAGTGATACGCATGACAGAATAGCAGTTTTTACAAAATTTCTTTTTGGTAAAAAAATGTCTGAGGATTTATTGTATGTATATTTTCAAATATTAAAAGATTGGCTCAAAAAGAATACAAATTTGAAGGAATCACAAGAATGGCTAAATACTTTGCTAAAAACCTATCCACAATTTATTGAACTATCTGTTCTTACTGCAAGCTATTTCTACGAGCAAAATAATCATTATAAAGCACTCTCGTTTCTAGATATTGCTTCAAAATTAGTAAGTAAGCGGAACATATATGATTTGTACCCAATGTGTCCCAAATATCATAAAACCATATTAAATGAAATGAGAAATAATATTTTATATTTGATTAAAAAATTTGATCAAGTTCATTAACAATTACAGTTGCTTGATCTTCAAATCTTGCAATTGCTATTTGTTTTCTTCCCGGTTTAAGTAATTTAAGCCGAGATTCTAGCTCTCCAATTGAACAATTTATTACTGTAAAATTATTTTTGGCAAGTTTTTCCTTTTCTTCATCAGGAGACATGTATTGTTTTTCTGGATAGAATTGAATAAGTTGATCTTTGGCATCTTTCATTATCTTTACATAAATTGAATAATTACAAGTACAGCTTGGGTTGTTAAGAAATCTTTGAACTTCTGGCATTAAAGACTCTGGTAAGGATTCTCTGAACTTAGAATCTCTTAGAGCTTGTTTTACATCAAAAAGACTTATGTATGATTTATTTTTCATTTTTGACAATGTTCCTCATAAGATATCCACATCTAGGACACTTATATGTTGGTTTCTGTGCAATAAATGCTTCTTGTTTTATCTGTTCCTGATCAATTGCAATTTTAAAACTTTTTTGTACTTGTGACTTTATTTGTTGAATAAAGTTTTTCTCATCAACAGAATGATACTTTCTATTACAAAAGTCACAATATAAATTTAATTTATTCATTCTTTCACCATTGAATTTGCCTCTAAATATGTAAGCAGAATTGCTGCAAATGTACTTAAAAAACTACTTGCACAACCACCAACAAAAATAAGAAACCAAAATTCGTTTATATTATCTTGCATAATTAGATATGCAGTTGTTATAAACACTCCTGACCAGAATCCTGTACATTGATAACAGCCCAACGCTTTAAAAAGAAAAGTGGGCGTATATGGTTCAATAAAATCTTTGATTTTTTTGGAAATATCGCTTTCTACAATAATATGTGTCATGCCAATGCAACCAAAAATCCACATAATTAGCACAAATTCATTCATGACTCTCTCCTGCGTGTAAAGTGACACCAATTTTATCTCTACTTCTTGTAATAGCTATTTCGTTTATATTTTTGTGTAGGGGCAGTTCAAATTCTATATTTTCTGTTGTTCCCGAATAACTCAAAATTTTTGATAAATCAATTTCAAGAAAATATACTTCTGTTTTCAAGATGTCAGAAATAATTTTTTTGTCATCATCAGAGATTTGATCAATAAACTGTAAAATTGATCTTGTGCCAAGTGCCCTCATAAAAGGAATTGATTTACTCAATTGCCAAGAATCAAAATATTGTTTATGTCTAGGTAAAGAATCTCTTATAGTTTTATTATCAAAAATAATATTTTCGATGTTATGAATTCCAATTGTAATCATACAAATATCTTAGTTTAATGTAAGAAAAATTTATTTTTACTGTATTAATTTATAAACTAGTGTCAAATGACACATTAAAAGTAAAGAGGAAAAAACATGTCAGATGAAATCTATCGTCCACAGCGTCCCAATACACAAAACAATGATCATGTTGATTTGCCAGAGCATCATCCACTTCGGCAGCAAATGGGCGGGCAGCAACCTGAAAGTCCTGTAAAAATCACAGGAAATATTCCTCCACAATTCCGTGCTGCCATGGGTTTAGACTCGTCAAGTCCTCAACCTCAACAACCTGTTGCAGGATTTGCTCCTGCTGGATTTCAACAAAACACAGAACTAACAATTCTGCTTCAAAATCTAAAAAATCAAAGTTCAAATTTTGAAGAAGTTGTTTTACCAAGCCGAGGTCGATTTTATGATGGTACAGATGGGCCTGTTGATGGGAAGATTCACATTCGTGCTATGACTGGTGAAGAAGAACAGATTCTAGCAACACCTCGTTTCGTCAAAAAGGGCATTGCTATGAACATGATTTTTTCAAAATGTATTAAGGAATCTATTAAACCTGAAAATCTTTTGACCGCTGATAGAACTTTTCTTTTGATTTATCTTCGTGGCATTTCATATGGTTCAGACTACGAAGTTCAGGTAAAGTGTCCTGAAACTGATCGTCCTTTCCAAACTGTAATTGACCTTGATACTATACCCGTTCAGCGTTGCCCAGACTCTTTCAACAGCAATGATTTGACTGGTGTTCTACCCAAAAGTGGTTTGAAATTTACTTATCGATTGTCCAAGGGTCGAGATGAAACAGAATTGCAAGATTATCGTGAAAGGCGATTGAAAGCCTTTGGTGATACTGCTGCTGATGATACACTTTTATTTAGAACAGCACAACTAATCAACAATATTGAAAGCATAGTTGAAAAGGAAGAAATTAAAGTTGTTCTTAAAAATCTACCTATTCAAGATGTAAGTTATCTTAGAAATCTTGTTAATGATCCTCCTTTTGGTGTTGACACCAAAGTTACAATTGTAAGTCCTTATAACAATGAAGAATTTGAAATCGATCTACCTCTTGAAGCAAATTTTTTCTTCCCCCGGAGCAAGAAGGGAGCGAAAACCCAAGTCTAGTATTGTGGAGAAATCTCATGGATGAGATTTTCTTTTTCATATACCATATGCATATGGATAAATTTTCAGCTATGAGACTTGAAATCACAGAGCGTAGATATCTTATAGACAAGTTTGTGGAACAAAAGAAACGAGAAAAAGAAGAACACGATAAAGAAGCTCGTAAAGCAAAATCCCAAGCAAGGTCTAGGAGATAAACATGACAACTACAAGAGAAAGATATCAAAATCCTACAGTTGGAAATACTGTCGCCCTTAGACTATTTGTATATAATCAGAACAACTTTTCAAATGTAGACTCAATTGAAAAAGTAGAAATCTATCGTATTAATGATGGTGTTTCAGTAAATGATCCAAATGCAAGAACTTTAATTACAACTATTTCATCAGTCAATCAGGATGACACAGGAAAATACTACATTGACTTGCCTACAAGCTATCCAATATATATAACTGGCAATTATATTGATGTTTGGACTATATCTTTTACAAATGAAGAAGGTTCAAGTGAAATAGTAAACAGTTTTACCTTATACCCTGATCTTTGGTACACAACACCAATTCCTGTTGTTTACGATTTTTCTTTTATTTTTAGACCTAATAAGTTCAGAAAAGGTAGCAAACAATATATAATTTGTCAAATAACTCCAAATGTTCCAAGAGGAACAGATTTGCAAAGATATTACGAAAACCTTATTATTTCCTCTGATGTTAAAATAAGCATAGTTCAAAAATGTGGCGATTGTTTGCCAGCTGAAGAAGATTTGCGAACTGTTGTTGATGCTGCTGCAACTAGCTATAGAGAAAAGAACTTTGCTTATTATTTACTTGATACGACAGATTTGAATGAAGGTATCTATGATGTGTGGTTCACATTAGAAATAGGTGATAACACATTCATAAGCGACAGAATGTCTTTACAGATTTACAAATAAACTAGAACTTTACCGACTATGCCTTATACTAGTGGCAAAAACCAATTGCCAATAGGAGTATGAGTCGTGTCTAGTAAAATCAACAAGCTAAAATTTTATCTCGATAACAATCTCAATGTCTTGCTAGAGGGAAAGCATGGCGTTGGCAAGACTGCCATGATTAAACAGGTATTTGAATCTGCTGGCTTAGTTTTGGGTGAGTCGTATCTCTATTTTTCTGCTGCTACGCTTGATCCTTGGACGGATCTCATCGGAGTCCCAAAAGAAACTTTGGACCCATCGGGAAACAGGGTGCTTGATTTTGTCCGACCTAGGGCATTGAGCGACAGTTCCAAAGTACAAGCTATTTTCTTTGATGAGTTCAATCGTGCGCCCAAGAAGATCAGAAATGCTGTTCTAGAATTGATTCAGTTTAAGTCAATTAATGGCAAAAAGTTTCCCAATCTAAAAGTCGTTTGGGCAGCAATTAATCCTTATACTGAAGAAGAAGTATATGATGTTGAGAAACTCGATCCACCCCAACGAGATAGGTTTGAAATCTTTTTGCCAATTCCTTATGAGTGCGATGTTCAATACTTTAAGACCAAATATGGTGATGATATTGGTTTAGCTGCTGTTGAATGGTGGAATGATCTCCCTGTTGAGTTTAAAGATCATATATCTCCTCGTCGGTTAGACTATGCAATTAATAATCACATTATTGGTGGTGATCTTGAAGATGTGATTCCTCGTAACAGCAACATTTCTAAACTTAAGTCCTTGCTTATTAATGGACCTGTGGAAAAAACTTTGCATGAACTTATGAATACAGGCAACTTGAGAAAAGCCAAAACATTCATTACTGCTGAAAACAATTATGAACAAGCTAAAAAGTATATAAAAGCTAACAAAAAACTATGTGAGTTCTATTTGCCCCTAATCAGCAACGAGAAGATTTCTCTACTTATGAGTGAAACAGATGGCAAACTTATTAAAGAAACTATTTTCGACCATATTAAAATGAGTCGTTCTGTTGAAGACCTTAAACCAGATGTAACAAAAAAATATGACGAAATGCTGGGAAATATTATTTCGGCAAGTGCTGATAAAAATTTGGTTCGTGAAATTGGTTCCATGTACGAATCAATAGCTCGATCTAAACTTTCTGATGTTGATTCCAAAACAGTTTGTGATTGGACACAACATTGTAAAATTTCTCTGAACAATTCGGATAACCAAAAGGAATTCGATGCTATTAAATCTGGAAACTTATTTGTAAACGCTGAACAAACTCTTGCTTTCATTCATTATTTTGTTAACAAGACTTTTACTGCAAAACTTAAAGAAACTTGTTGTGGAAATTTCTTACGGGTTTATAATGAACTTATCAATCAGCTTCAAGTTGATGCAGTTGGGAAATACACCAATGATAATGTTTTTAATGCTAAAATTGCAAAGGTTGGCCTTGAAAGATTTACTGATGGTACTCTGCGTCCAAACGCATCATTTACTATGAGGTAATTATGATAGACTATTGGAAAAGTATTGGTGACAAACTTGAGCAACATCATGCCTTATTTTACAAATTTTGGCAACTCGGAAAACCTGTATTTACTGATTCCGTGGATACTGCTGCCGTTGTGTTCAACAAGGAAGGTAAATGCATCAACTTTTTATTCAATGAAAATTTTTGGAATGAATGTGATGAATACAAAAAATTGTTTGTTATTTGTCACGAATGTTTGCATGTCGTTTTAAATCATGGTTCAAGATTTAAAGATTGTGATCAAAAGCGAATAGCAAATGTTGCTCAAGACATTGTTATTAATCATTTGCTATGTGAAAGTTTTGGTTTTATTAAAACAGAAATTCAAGATTGGGAAAAGTATTGTTGGGTTGATACTGTTTTTAAGGGCAAACAACTTTATGGCAGACCTTACCCTACTGATGAAAGTTCAGAATTTTATTATGTTCAATTACTAAAAGAACAGGATAAAGCCAAAAACAAAGATAAAGGTCAGGGTCAAGGCAAAGGTCAAGATAAAGATCAAGGTAATTCAGACGAAAAGTCTGATTCTGATTCTGGTTCCAAATCTGATGATGGTTTACCAAGTACTGTGGATAATCACGATAAATGGTCTGATGACCTCGACAATCCAGATTTGATCAAGGATGTTATTGAAAGTTTAAGTGATGAAGATATTCAAGTTTTGAAAGACAAACTTCAAAATCAAATTTCAAAGTCGTTCAAAGCAGGTACTGCTCTTGGGTGCGTACCTTTTCTAGTTGTGAAACCAAACATAATTATTAAAAAACAAAAGTGGGAAACAGTCATTAAAAAGTGGGAAAAGATTGCTTTAAGACATGACGAATTTGAAATTGAACAATGGATTCGTTTACCACGCAGATTTTCGTGCATAGAAACAGAATTGTTTATTCCATCAGACGAGATCGTTGAAGATATTCGCATGAAGAAGGATAAAATTGATGTTTTCTTTTTTATGGACACTTCAGGTAGTTGTATTCATCTGAAAGATAGGTTTTTTGCTGCTGCTCTAACGCTTGATCCAAAAAAGTTCAACATCAGATTGTTCTGTTTTGACACAAGAGTTGTTGAAACAGATATTAAAGGTCAACAAGTTTATGGTGGAGGTGGAACATCATTTAGTATTATTGAAGATCATATTAAATCTATAGTTAATCAGGGTAACAAATATCCTGCTGCTGTATTTGTTATTACTGATGGTTACGGAACACATGTAAATCCTCAATTTCCGAATAGATGGCATTGGTTTTTGTCCACAGAATATAAAAATTTAATCCCTAAAAAATCTCATTCCTACCAACTTGAGGATTTTGAATAAAACATCGATCATCTAAAGATAAAAAATCGTTTAATGAAACGATAACCCAATTTCTGTAATTAAAACAATATTTAAACTCAACAAACAAATCATCTTGTTTAAATGCTGCTACAATTTCTTTTCTATCTTTTTTCCATATAACAACTGGTTTTTTATCAAGTCTATTGCCATCATCTTCAGCTTGCTGTAAAAATTCATCAAATCTTTTATTTCCATTGAAAAATGAATGTAAATCTATATCAGAGTATCCACCTTTACATTCAAATACCCACAGGAATCCCTCTGGGCAACAGATGTCGCCTGTAAGGGTCTGTTTTGCATGTTCTGGTAAATTTGCTACTTGTCCCCATCTATTACCGCTTCCAACACTTCTGCTGAAGCCTACACCAAATCGATTTATTAATTTTTTTACTATTTCTCTCTCAAATCGTTTACCTTTTGAGCAACCATTTCTTTTTTTTGATGGTTTCTTAATCGGACCTAAATCATCAACCTCATAATTATGAAAATCCATGTTACCTCATATAATCAAGAAGAATTTTTTGATGCAATTTTAACTTATAAGAAAAAATATCAAGAGTGTTCTCTTTCATCAAAATTTTGACAATACAATCTGGTTCAATTTTATATAATTTAATTTCATCAATATTAATTAATTTTGGTAAAACACTTAGAAGTGATGTAAAAAGAATTTCGTCTGTAGATGCAAAAAATATTTGATTTAGCTGTTTGGTTAAGTCGAAGAACCAAAGAGACCTGTGTACATTACGCAAAAGGTATAATACTCTGTCATGCTCTTTTACCTCCCCTAAAGCAATCGCATATTGACTAGCAGGACATAGTCCTACAAAATGCGTCAATGATTCTAATATTAAATCAGCGTTATTTTCAGAACTTTTGGTAACATTTTTTTCAACATGTCTTAAAATCACCTCTGAATCACACTTGCCAGTTGGATTATAAACTTTTGCCAGCTTATTATATTCTTCTTGATCAATTCTTCCATTATGAATTACGGCTATATTATTATTATCTGAAACAAATGGGTGATTGTTAATATTTTCTTCTGATCCTCCAACTCCAATGCTTGTTTGTCTGCAATGACCCAATAAAAGATTTATATCCTTGTTTTGCAGATCAATATAATCATCATAATTAATTAGAACTTCAGAAGGAACGCCATCCTTTAAAAATGTAATATTGTTTTTTGAATCGACGGCGTATATTCCGGCAGCATCAACGCCACGAACTTGTGTGTTTACAAATAAATTTGAGAAAAGTTCAAACGAAACATATGGTTGCTTTGACTTTCCAATGAATCCAGCAAGTCCGCACATATTCTATAGACCTAGATTGTCAGGCATTTGATTGACTGCTCCAGTCGGTGATGCTGGCATACCTTCTTGTCCCGCTAAGTCAGGCTGCAATGTTGGTGCCGGTTGTCCTGCGGGAGTCTCGCCACCAACTTGTTGTGGTATTGCTGCCGTCGTTGCGCTATTGTCTTGCTGTTTTGGCTGACTAGATGGTGAAATTGTATTAAATGGCACCCCCATCTTTTTCAACATATTTTCTACTTCAGTTTGAACTGATTTCAATACTTCTTCAGTATTATCATTTTCATCTATAGCTTTTGCCAATGCCACAGCACACTTTTGAAGTTTGGTTAACCACTTACGATTTTCATCCCCCCAATGTCCTTGTAAAATTCCTCTAGCTTTGTTAATTATAACTTGTGTATATCGTACTAAATTTCTTGTACCAATTTTATCAACTTCATCATTAAGCTCTTGCACAGAATTTAAGATTTCACCAATTTCTTGTGCCAAGTATACTTTGTTTTCATTTAGTAAAAATGATTTGAAATTAAAGTCTTCCATACAATTTATTTAGTTATTATATTCTAAATTAAGAAGGAAATATTGGATCAAAAAATTGACTTTCAATTATTGAGATTGCTTGATCCAATCTTTCTTTTGAATTATCTAAAATAATTACATCCATTAAAATTGTTCTATAATATGATTCCACATCTTCTAACATTAATGTTTCAAGCTTTTTACTTTCTTCTTTGCTATGATACCTACCTTTATCTGAATAGATAAAATTTTCATTTAATTTACAAAATAAATTAACACACTTATACTTCAAATCAAAATATCTTGACAATGATTGCAAACCTTTAAATAATTTTGCATCCTTAAGAATACCATAAAATGCATTTAGGTAAACAGGCGAATCGGTAATAATCATGTCTGCTTTGTTTCGTGAAAGCAGGGTGTCTTCACGATTCATTTGAGAAGCAAACAGAAATATTTGATCGCAAGAAACAATTGGTCTATTCAAATAAGCCCATTCTCTTGCAAGCTCATTAACAATCTCACAATTAATATTTTGCTTTTTAAAATGCACAAAAAGCTCGGCAGCTAGGGTGGTTTTTCCACTTCCCGGCGCACCAAATAAATTGACTCTCATGTTAAGACCTCATGAATGGGTCACATCCATTTGGCCCAGAACAAGCAATAGTTTCAGCAAGTTTTGTATTATCATCTTCTTCAATCAAATTTTCATAGTTTACTTCAACATGACTCCTTTTAAGATCATGCCATTGTTTTGTGTTGTTGACATCTTTAAGCATATAAGTAAGTTCTTTTGTGTCATTTTTCAGATATCTCTCAGCAAATTGCTTTGCTCGTCTAATCCAATCATTTCTCATATTATATTTTCTGTAATTATCCTGAAGTTCATTTAGAGTTTTATCACAGAGTTTTTCTGGAGGTATTGGTGCCTTGACTTCAAAATACCCAAGCAATGCGTCACATGCTTGCCAAAGATTGTCATCAAAAGCATGAAGCGCATCTACAATTAATCCAGATGCAAATAAAGACCCATGACCATATTTTTCAAGAATTTGGTCAGACTCTAGCACTTTTGTAAATGGAGCTTGATTATAATCAAGATCTCCTGTGTTGCCAAGCAATGATATCCCGGCAAATGATTCTTTATTTTTATAAATAAAATTTTCTACAGCGTCCCACTCATCAGGACCAACATTAATTGTGTTGCTTACATTATGGCACAACCAAGGTGCCGCACAAAGTTCTTTTACTTTTCCGCTCTCTATCCAGTTTTCTTGAGTTAATTTAACAAACTCAAGTAGTTTAATTGCACCAACATCGCCTTTAGTCAAGGCATGATTTGGCACTTCGCACATAAATGTTATAACATCATCAGTCTTGTTTGCAGACCATACAGATAATTCAACAGCATCAGGATTATAATTTTTATATAATTGAACTGGTGCTTCCATACTGTTGGCTTGCACTCGTCTAAAATATCTATGTGCATGATGAGGATGAATACCACTTGCCGTCTCAAGCAGACATGAAGTGCTTCCGGCGGGCTTTACTGTTGTGCATCTTGCAGCTTGATTAATACCTATTTTTGCAGCAAGTTCTTTATTAGTCTGTATAACTAATTGTGCCATATCACGCTGAAGTTGTGCGTTGAAACAAATGTCTGGGTTGTCCATCATTCCCGTAATAGACACACCTAGAAGTGCTTCTCTTCTTGTGATATTTTCGCTTGCTTTGCCCAAGTAACCAAAATCTGTATATCCAGCTTGCAATGTTCCAACGATTGCTCCAACTCTTGCAGCTAAAGCAAACTGTTCCGCACTTACAAGCTTGCTTCCATTAATTTCTGATAAATTACAAAATTGAAAACCAGAGTCACCAGATTCGTCATATCCTCTTAATGAAATTTCGTTGCAATTATGAACATAAACGCCATTAGCATCAAAAGCGTGTATTGAGTCTATAGTGCAATCATAAACATCATGTTTTCCAATAAATTCTTTGTTAACAACTTTATCAATAAATTTTGATCTGTATGGCACTCTAACTCTTGTTGATAAAATTTTATTTAATTTATTGCTTTTATCTATGTTTCTAAAGCCTATATGTTTTGCATATTTTTCAATGCTATTTCTGCTAATAATCAACTCATGTGCTTCTTCAACTGGGTAGAGTTTTGATCCTCCGTGTCCATCTGGCAATTCATAAAATCCTGCTGCCCTGCGATTTTGGTATATTTTACTAAATATTCCAAAAGCTCCTAGAACTAATTGTATATGTTTTAAATTTGATAAATCAACGGATGCTAGTCTAATTGATGACCCTTTTTGTTTTTTGACTAATACTGTTCCGTCTGCATCAAAATATCCAGTAACAATTCCCGCTAGATAGGACCAATTTCCTTGGATAGCTTTTAATGATAAACATTTTTTACCATCAACAATACAATCTTGTTCTTTAGCAAAATTAAATAATTTTTTTGATTCTATACAACAATATGAATTTTTACAATCATTAATTGTTGTTTTATTATGATGGCAATTTTGCCATTCTGCTTGTTCCAATAAATCACAACCATCTTTTCTATAATTATACCTATCTTTCCCCCACCATTTTACTTGGACACTTTCTTTTGTACCAGTTGTATTGCCATCTCCAATAAAAGATCCAAGTAAATAACCTTGTGCGTAAGATTTTGAAAATTTATCTACACTAATTGAATTGTTTTCTGAATGATCATGTATCACAATTTCATCTTCAAACGAAATTTCTCCAGCTTCTTTCCATCCGTCTAATGTCATTACCTTATGATTTGATGTAAGTTTCAATTCTCTTCCTGATGCAAATGTTAATTTAATTACATCTTTAGTTCCTGTTTTCCAAAAACCTTCTTGTGTTGATGAATAAATTTTTCCATCAACAAGTGCATCAAACTTTTGTCCAACTAATTCTTTTACTTGAACAATTCCATTTTTTGTAACTACTGTTGTATCTGATGTAACACAAGGATTAAATAATTGTTCTTCAACACAATCAGTCCAAACAATTCCGGGTTCACCAAATTGCTTTGCTGATGCAAAAAGTTGGTGATATTCTTCAGAAGTTGTTGTTTTTCTGTCAAGCAACACACTATTATTACTTCTTGCTCTTTGCGGATTAGTATAATACCAATCTCCTGTTTTTGCGGTCATCATTTCCATGTCATCTTTTGAAAACAAAACAATGACAGCAGATCTACGAATTCCGCCAGATATAACACAATCTGATGCATGAAGAAGAATATCCATTGCATCAATTGGTCTAAGTCTTCTTTGATTATTAGTCAAACAAGTATTCAAAACTTGTCTGCATTTTTCAAGACTTGCTTTTAATGGATCAGGGCCGGGTGCCTTGCCAACCCCATAAGACAGGGCTGATCCCTTGGGCCTAATTTTACTGTAATCAAATTCTACATACCGACCATGATAAGCATTAAATTCATCGTGTGGCATATAAGACGCTAAAAGCACACCAAATGCGTCTGACCATCCTTCGATGCTGTCCTCAATCACAAATGTTTTGGCAGTATCAAAATCAGATGGTTTTTCAAGGTTTGTATGAAAATCAGGCAACTTTGCAATATGATTTTTTGTAACACTAACGCCTACACCTACACCACAGAGCAAAAGCCATGTGGCTTCCTGAAAAAACCTTACTCGATCACAATACCCTGCCGAGCAATTGTAAATTCTCGCCATTTTATTTAATATTGGTTTCCCACCAAATTGTAACGCTCTTTGTGAACCTAAAACTAATTTTTCATGAACATGTTTAAATGCAAATTCAATTTCTGCTTTAGCCATTGGATATTTTTCAAGATGCATATTTTTGACACGATCAATTGCTTCGTGATAACTTTCCCTTCTTTTAAGATCTTTATTGTATCTTGCATAACGAGAAATAAATGTATAATCAGCTAAAGCTTTTAGTGTCATGATTCCCCCAACTAATTTTTTTACGCTTGAAAAATTATGTATCCATTAGTGTAGCAATCTTTAAGAAAAAATCAAGAAAAAATAGTAACGGGATTTTAAGGCCTAATTATAGTCAAATTTATACTATTTTTGAGAATCCATCTTTCATTTGAACCAAGATATTGTCACAGTTACCACCATAAATCAGCTGTTGAAGTTCACTATCATGAGTTGTCACAAATACCTGTTTTTCTTTGCTTATATCATTTATGAGATTGTAAATAGCCTGATTTCCTTGACTGTCCATATTTATTGAAACTTCGTCAAGAAACATAACACTAGGATAATTTCCGACATTTAGTTGTCTCACATATGCGAAAGCTTGAGACAACGCAAGATTAATTCTTCTCTTTTGGCCGTTGCTTAATAAGTCATAAGGCATTTCAACCAATTCAGGAAATTTACTAATTTTTTCACTAAATTCACTATCAAAAATTAATGTTAATTTGCCATCAATTAAAATATCCAACATTTCTTCAATTGTCTTATTAAGAACAGGAAGAATTTGTTCAATAATAAATTTTCTTATGCCCTTTTCGCTGAAAGCTTCAAGCCAAAAATCATATAACTCAGCTTTATTTTTAAGATCAGATATATCCAATTCAATAGTTTTTATTTTAGTGTTCTCATCTTCAATTTGCTTTGTAACTTGATCAATCAAATCACAATATGGAGATTTTTTATTGAGTGTTGATTGTTTCTCAATTACAGAAATTTTTAGAGAGGTAATTTTGTTATTGATGAGATCAACCATAGTAGCTGTTTCAGGTTTTTGAATTTTGCGTAGTTCAGCAATCTCTTTTTCAAATTTTAAAATATTATCTTTAATATTTTTGATTATTAATGTATTTGTTTTTGCAACATCATTAGCTTGTTTATGATCGTTCAGCTTTTCTTGAATTGACTGTTTAGTATGTTCAATAATTTGTGCTTTATCAATAATAATCTTATCAATGACATTTTTTTCTTGAAGTTTATCTGATAAAATTGTAGAGCAATTTTTATGGGAAACATTATTGAAACAATGCTGACATTGCACCCCATCAGATAAATTTTGTATTTTATTGATTATTATATCTATATTTTTCAGATCATTATTTAATACGGCCATTTCTGTTGTAATAGGTGTAAGTCCATCTTTTAAATCTTGAATAGATTTAACAATTTCAACAGCCTTTTCTTGAATCTTATTTACTAAATCTTCGTGAAACTCCAGCTTGGTTTTTTGTGTTGATAGCAAATCTTCCTTGTTTACAATTTCGTTTTGAGCTTCATTATATTTCTGAAGTTCTGTATTATTGCTATAGATATTCTCAATATGCTTTTTATGCATATTTATTTCAAGTTCATATTTATCTATATCATTCTGTATTTGAGTTTTCCAATTTTGTTTTTGTTCTTGATAAGTTTGTAAATTAAGTTTATTAGAAGTGTTCAAAAGAACAATACTGTCTTTAGCACTATTTTTTATTTGTATATCTGATTTATTTTCTTTAATAAATTCTTTTGTTTTTTCGTGAAATTTTCTATATTTTTCTAAACCTAAAAGATTTTCAATGATATTTCTTCTTTCTTGTGCTGATGATTCTAAATAACTATCTGAATTATTATCTGTAAAGACACAAATTGATTTCATTGTATCATAGGAAAAACCTAGAACTGATTCAATAAGGGCTTGGGTTTGTCGCATTTCACCTCTTGTAAGTTCAGAGGCATCATCAAACTTACCTTCAGGACATTTCCAAAATTTTAAACTATCAGGCTTTCTAGTTCGTTGTATTTTATAATCGTCAAAATAAATTTCAAGAACCATTTTTTTGCCAATAATATTATTAATAACATCTTTCGCACCAATTTTTTTTGGATTTTTGACTGTTTTGCCAAATAAAGCATAAATAAATGCATCAAGTATAGAACTTTTACCAGATCCATTACTGCTTGTATTATCATCAATATCCGAAATTGTATCGAGATTTTGACCCTTAACTAAAATAACTTTATTTAAATTGTCAAAATCAATTATTGTTGCTTCCTTGCCAAAGCACAAGAAGTTTTGAATAACTAATTTCTTAAACTTTATCTTGTGCATTACTCATCCTCCAGATTTGTCGCAGATACTATAATTTTACCAATTTTGATTAATTTTTCATGATCAGCTGTAGGATTTAAATGTTTAACATATTGTTCAACCATGGTTTCTGTATTCTCAAGAATTGACTTTGATGTTTGTACTGTGCTTGTATCTTCGGCAGAGTCTTTTTCTACTTGTTTTTTTACTTTTATTGTTTTAATTCCAGATTTTTCAAGCTCTTCTATTTCTTGAGCAATATCTTGTTTATTTTCATGTGATGAAATCAAAGTAATAAATGCTTTTTCTAGGAATTTTTTAGGAATAAGTAATAGTTGCTCGGATGTACCACAATAATGTCTTGGGCTAAATTCATTTTCAATATATTCTTTTTGATATTCTCCTGTATCTTCAATTTTAAGATGCAGAATATGTTTTGTTTCATTAGCTTCTCCAAATGATAATTGAAGCGGACTTCCAATGTATTCAAGATTTTTTGATAAAGTCTGATATCCGTGATAGTGCCCCAAAAATGCAGATTTATATCGTGAAAACAAAGACTTGTTTATTTTAATCATATCTCCATCATGTTCAATTTCAACTTCCGAAATACTTCCAGCACTATTCAGCCTAGCACCATCAATAGCCAAATGACCTAACAAAAATGTCTTATCATCGATATCTGAATCAAGTGCTTGTAATGTATTTGTTGGATCATGAGTAAAAGGTATCAAGTGCCATTTGATACCATCTATACGCATAGATTGCGGTTTATCAATAATAGTTACATTTGGCAAAGAAGAAAACATGGTAACTGCGCTTACTGATGTTTTTTCGTAGTACCATAGATCATGATTTCCTAAAACAAGATATAAATTTATGCTTCCATCTAGATAATTTTTCATCAAACTAAATGTTTGATGACAAGTAAGCAGATCAATTTTGTTTCTATCGTGGAAAAAATCGCCACCAAACAATATATTTTTAATATTATTTTTTTTAGCTGTTTCAAACACCCATTTAAGAGTTTCCAAACAATCATTGAGTCTTTGCTCAGATTTTTTATGTGGATGTGCGTGTAAATCTGTAAATAGAAGAAAACTACTTACTGTCACATGAATGCCCTCTTGGCTTAAGAAAATATAACTGATCAGGTCAAAAAATCAAGTTTAAAAAAACTGTGAAGATAATCTCTTGATAGTATCCCGATCCTTTTTTTCATCAGATTCTTTGTCTTTATTTCTGAAATATTCTTGTAATATTGAATCCCAATTATATATCTCTAGTTTTGTTGTTATATCAGATACAGCCCCTCCAGCCCCCACCGCTCCACCTAATCCACCTCCTAAACCACCACCCATATCAGGTGCCGGTGGTGTTGGCCCTCCACCTCCTAACCCTCCACCTAAACCTCCACCAAGTCCTCCTGCATCTCCTCCAGCTGCCGGTGGTGGTGCGCCTCCACCTAATCCTCCTGCATCTCCTCCAGCTGCGGGTGTTGGTGCGCCCCCCGCTGGTGCATCCTCTTCCATAAACAAGTTATTTTTAATTCTATATTCATAAATTGATATCATATTGAATATATATTACAAATGAAAAGTTTTTACCAATTTTTGGAAGAAGTTGATTTTGCTCCGACATCAACAACAGCAGATGTTGCTCCTGTTTCTGCGCCAACTCCTTATTCTTTTTATGCAAGAAAATTAAAGCCATGGAAAGCAAGCAAAAAAGAGACACTTAAATTTTGGCAAACTATAGCTCCAAGTATTCCATTAGCATTACGACCAATTGAGGCAACCCACAAAGGAACTACAATTCAAGAAGACGGAATTCGTATTACTGGATCAAAAGAATTTATTACTACAGTTTTATCACGATTGAAAGATATTTTGATGTATGAAAGTGAAAAAACAAAACTTGTAATTGATTATAGACAAAATGCAAAAAGCTTAAAACCCGGTGGGAAAGATAGTTATTTATTCTATTTAAATGTTAAAAATAGAATATAATTATAAGTGGGCTGGTTTTTTAACACTAATTTGTTTTGTAATAATATTTTCTTTTTTCAGACCTAATAATGCATCAAGCATATTATCTAGATAAGACTGTCTTTCTTGCAACTTATCAAGATTTTTATCTGTATCACAGATTTTTTGATATGTGTTGTCAATGAACTCTTCGTCTGATTTCATCTCAACTCCTATATCTAGACCTATTATTTATTGTTCGCAGAAGAATTTCTAAGATACAACATTATTTTTCTTTATTTAACAGATTTTTCGTTTATAATAAAGAAAATTCAAGCGGGACCAACAATTATGTCAAGCGTCGAATATACAGATGAACAAGTTGCTGTTATAAAAAATATTCTAGGTGATATAAAAACTAAAAAAATTGTATCTCTTGGTGGTTATGCTGGAACCGGCAAGACAACAATTATACAAGAATTGCTTAAAAATTTATCAAATTATAAAGTGTGTGCCTTTACGGGAAAAGCTACAAACATATTAAGAAGAAAACAGATATATGAAGCGGAAACAATACACAGCACAATTTATAATGTTGAAGTGAATGAAAATGACAAAATTAGTTACAATTTGAAAAAACCAAGAAGTTTAAATGCAAGAGGATTTATAATTGATGAATCTAGTATGATAAGTGAAGAATTATTTAATGATTTAAGTTCTTTCAAAAAGCCGATTATTTTTGTTGGCGATCATGGTCAACTTCCTCCTATTGGTAATGCCAAATTCAACATTATGTCAAACCCCGACTACAAGTTGGAAACTATCCATCGAAATGCGGGTATAATTGCACATTTTGCAGATCATCTACGCCAAGGTAGAAATGCTTTCGACTTCAAATCTTACAACGATGATGTAAGAATAATGAAAAAACAAGATGCGATTTTGTCTGACTTAATTTCTGTAGAGCAAATAATTTGTGCGTACAATAAAACAAGAATTTTTTTGAACAATAAAATTCGTTCATATTTAAAATTACCTGACCATCCATTTGTTGAAGATAAAATCATCGTACTAAAAAATAATAGAACGCATGGTGTATTTAATGGACAACAAGGTGTCATAAAAAATATTTCAAAAGATGGTAATCATTCAACTGTAGATTTACAGTTTGATGGATGGTTGGCTAAAAAACTCACATACGCACCAGAGACATTTAATCTCGAAAAAATACCACAAGATCTACTAGATTATTATAGGAATGAAGCAATCATAATGGATTACGCCTATGCAATCACATGCCACAAGGCGCAAGGTGATCAGTTTGATTCAATTGCAGTCTTTGAGGAACCAAGTTCGTTGTGGGAACAAAACAGATGGAATTACACCGCTGCAAGTAGGGCTGAGTCAAAAATTATATGGTACAAATAAATGTCTATAAAATTAACAATTAATAACGATCAATCACAAATAGAAACTGATAATGCTGAATTAATGGAATATTTGTATGCCAACCTAAGATTCAGGCAAAAAGGATACCACTTTCATCCATTATATAAACAAAAAAAATGGGATGGTTATGTTAATTTTTTCAGTAATAAAACAGGTAAATTCCTAACTGGAATACTACCTGAAGTCGTAACAGCTATTAAAAAATTTAACGAAATACCACAAATAATTAACAATTCAGTATCTATAGAATTATTACACAATACTATAGATAAAAATTATTTACAAACTATAGACTATTCTTCTAAAATTGAACTAACTGATTATCAAGTTGATCTTGTAAATCAAGCTTTACAATACAAGCGTGGTATTGTTTATGCTCCTACAGGTTCTGGTAAAAGTTTTATCCTAGCTAGTATTATTAAGTCTATTAAAGAAGGACAATCTGTTTTATTGCTACAGAACAAAAAAGATTTAGCAATTCAAAACTATGAAGAAATGTTAAGATGGAAGGTTTCTAATGCTGGAACATTATGGGGTAATTCAGTAAATCCTAACACAATTACTGTGGCGACTGTTCAAAGCGCACATCATCTTGGTGACAAATTAAAAAATATCAAGGTGCTTATTGTTGATGAAGTACATGAAATGGTTAGCGCACAATCAAAAGAAATCTATAAACAACTTAAAAGTGCAAGTATGCGAATTGGATTAAGCGCAACACCATTCAAATATGGAGAATCAGATAAGGTACACAAATATTTGGTAAAAGGATATTTTGGCCCACTTTTCAAAACCAATACAACCGAAACAGGTATTATTAAAACATCAGATTTGCAAAAAACAGGAAGGTTATCAAAATCATCTTGTATTTTCTATAAGATTTCCGAACCTGAATTACAATACGAATTGTATCAAGATGCTATCGAAAATGGTATTGTCAAAAATAGTTTGTTCCATAAAAAGGTTTACGATTTATGTCTTAATCTTACTGGAAGAACACTTATCCTAGTTGATAGAATTGCACATGGAGACAATCTAAAAACTTTAATACCTAATGCTTATTGGATTACTGGTCAAGATAATAATGAAACTCGCAAACAAGTAATTGATATGTTGCAAACTTCAAAACATAGTTGTATCGCAATAGCCACTCAACAAATATTCAATACTGGAATCAATGTTAAAATCCACAATCTTATTAATGCTGCTGGTGGTCAAGCCGATCATTTAATCATTCAGCGCATGGGTCGAGGTCTCAGGACAGCTGATGACAAAGACGCAGTTCTTTATATTGACTTTCTATTTGAAAATAACCCATATCTAAAAAAACATTCTAAAAAAAGAATCAAAATTCTTGAAAAAGAAGGTCATAGTATTGAAATAAAATAATAAATACATATTATGAGTGTAAAAAAATTAAAAGATTGTGTTGGTTCTCTTCCTATGATGGCTGATTCTGAAATTAGAATCATCAATGATATATTAACAGATAATAAATATACAAATTGTTTAGAATGGGGTTCAGGTAATTCAACTTTATATTTTCCGATACAAAATCAGTCAGTACAAAATTGGTACTCTATAGAACATTGTCCAAGTCACTATGCATTGATTAAAAATGTTGTTTCATCAAAAGTAACATTAATACTTGAAAAAACAGAAAGTAACTACATAAATAGACCAAAAAATAAAAAATATGAATTTATTCTTGTTGATGGTAATTATCGAGATGCTTGCTTGGATCTAGCATTTGATTTAATATCTAATGATGGTACGATTGTACTTCATGACTCAGCAAGAAAAGAATCAGCAAGAATGATGTCAAAGTATAAATCGAAAATAATATTATCCACAGAGGGTGAAAAAAAACTTTATGATGGATTTTACGCACACAGGGGTGTAGCAGTCTTTAAAAAATAGTTAATCATAAATCAAATCACAAATATCAGCAAAACTTGTTACATCGGGCTTATCATTGATTGTATCCAAAATTGTTTCTTGTTTTTCTTTAGGTAATTTTTGAAAAACACTCCAATTTCTTAGGTTGGCCATAAATTCAGCTTTATCAGTTCCAGATATTCTGTTGGTTTGCATACCTTCTGGCGTTATATTACCTAATTTAAGTTGTGCTGCGAATGATTTTTCTTTAGAGTCCAAAGTATTCCTAGGATGTTTTGCTTCCATGTATTGTTTAAATGTTTGCATATAAATATATAATATACAAGTAACTATTCTATAACAGGCTACCTATGAAATTTTACGAATGGATTGGCACTTCACCAGATAAGCTTTTTGGGTTTACAAATCCAAATAAAAAAACCTCACCAATCGCATTAAATTACGAACAACATCCAATTGAACAACTACAAGTTGAAACTTGCTTGGATGAAATTGTGAGTCTTGGAAATGTTGGAACCAAGATACCAGTTAAAGATTTTGGGAACATGGTCACTTATGGGCCAAAAGACCAAGTGGGATCACTTAGGGTTGAATTTTCTCCACTTGGATCATGCAGAATCACAATACAAAGAATGATTAAAGACGCTCAAGGAGATTCAAAGTGGATCACAAGATATGCCATTCCAGTTATTAACGACTACGAACATTTAACAATACAAGACATTGCTGTAGAAAAAATGCTTGCTATTAGAGCAAATGAAATTATTACTTTTATTGATTCAACAGACCTTGAAAGCCCAGATGTTACTTATCAAGATTTACAAGATCTTGTCATCAAAATAGCCTCAAACATGAAATTGAAACATCCGCAAGTGATGAATTTTCAAGGGGTTATTCAATTGGATGTTAACAATTATTTAATTTATTTTAGCTACAAAGGCTACGGCTTAGAAGCACCGGATCATAAAAAAGTAAATCAATTTAATGTTTATGTTTGCTTTGATCCCAAAGCTGGATTGATTCATAGTTGGGGAGCCGAGCATTCGTCATCAAATCAAGGCTACGAATATCGTCCTCAAACCCCTGAATGGGATGAGTGGTTTGCGCCAAATCAAGAACCACAAGAAATAGTAACTATTCTTGAAAAAATATTCACTACATATTAAGTTCATTTTCAAAATATTTCAAATATATTTGATTGATATCATCAATATTGCATTTATAAAGATTTTCTGATTCGCTAAATTTTGTTATTTCATCAACAACACTTTTTTCAAGTTTTTTTATCCAAACACTAGCAAAACAATACACATGTGCAATTTGTTTTGATTTGACCATCAAAATAAGTTTTTTTTGATGATCGACAAAATCTTGAAATTTAACATTTTCACCGAATACATTTTTAATATTGTTTTTTGAAATTTTCATTAAGTGATCAAGATACTTCAAAGAAATTTTTGAGGTATTTTCGTTTTCCTTAATTTGTTTATCTGCAAGCATTTGTAACCAAACTGCATATCGATATTCAGCCTTTTTTCCATGAAGCATATTTGGCGTAACCATGGGATTGTGGTTTTCATTTAATTTCATAATTTCAAATTGCGCTTTAATATAACCCATGAATTCAGTTGGTAAATATTTCGACTTCAAGGTATTTACCATTTTTAAAATGTGTTTAAATAGGAATTGCTTTTGCGGCTGTTTCATGACATTAAATTTGCTGTGTGTAATTTTTGGAAAATAAAACATTTCACAATTCATGTAAAAACATGATAATTCATATGCCAAAAGTGTCACTTTATCATTACAATATTTGAGAATCACTTCGTTGTTCGATGTATAAACTTTAGGAATCATAAGGTGCGTTCCTCCAAACACAAGTTGAAAGTCATGTGGGCCAAGTTATCTTTCAATTTAAGGGCTTAATTTTTGCGTTTAAGGCCACTTTTGCACCCAATCCGTGTCAACAATCAAATCTTAATACAAAGTCGTTTAAAACGCAAATAATTAAGATTTGAAAAAAGCTACTAAAAAACAAATTTTTTTCTAATTTTATTATATTTTGGCACAGGATTTGCTTCGTGCGTCTTGTTAATTTGGTTTATTTGGTTTAATTGGTTTATTTGGTTTAATTGGTTTAATTGGTTTAATTGGTTTAATTGGTTTAATTGGTTTAATTGGTTTAATTTAGATAAAAAAACCATTAACTGATCTAGCACGAAGTGCTAGATCGTGTTTCTAGTCCACGAAGTGGACTAGAAACACACTATTATTAATATAAGTATTAAATACAAACGCACGGGCGCACACGCACACGCACGAAGCAAATCTTGTGCCAATTACAAAATTTGACATAAGCGAGCTTTTGCTATTAAATTCTGCCATGAATGATTCAATTCCGTTCTTTCAATTATTCTTCAATGCTTGCATAATTGAACAATTTTTATATTTTGAGATCATAAAAGACAACATTTATATAAATGTGTTACAAGAGTCTAAACTTGATATTATAATTTACGGCATGAAGGGTACAAAAATTGAATTTAGATTAAATTCAAGGAACACAAACACTTATATTAATTTTATAAACAAGGTTCTTGAAAAAAACAATAAACCAATTGTATTTATAGATGCTAAAATATTTCAATTATTCTGTAGAAAAAATAATAGTATTGGAATTAGTTATAAACAAATTTATGACATTCTTTGGTATAAAAAATATATTGGAATCAAAGATGAAAATAAATTTGAAAATTTTAAACAAATTTGTGAAACTTTTAGAGACTTTCTTACATCAAATGTTTTAGAAATTTACAAATCTATATTTCAAAAACTAATTTGTGTTTCATTACCAAAAATTGAAAATACTTTTCTTGTTAATGATTTAACCGCAGAAAAAATTTATCCTCATTACATTGTTGAGGGACAAGATAATGGAAGATTAAACACAAAAATATTTGGTTCAAAATCTTATAATCCTAACACACTTGATGATGAAAAGAAAAATATATTAATTAATCCATATGAAGATGAAGCATTTGTTGTTTTTGATTATAGATCTATGGAAGCTAGTGTGCTTGCAGGATTGTCTAAAGATGGTAAATTAAGCACAGTTATAAATTCATGTGCCGATCCTTATGAGCAAATTGCAAAATATGTGCTTAATATTGATAATTTCAATTCAAGAGTTTTAGGAAAAGAAATTTTTTTACCAGTAATTTACGGAATTTCAGCATCAACATTAGCAGAAAAAAACCACATAAGTGTAGAACAAGCAAAGGTTTATATTTCTTCACTTCGTTTGAACTTTTCAGCATCATTTGAGTATATGGATAAAGCATACCAACAGGCGGCACAAACAGGACTAGTTGATGATTGCTTTGGTAGAATTAGAATATTCAAACCAGATGAATCATTTAAAGCTAAAAATTTTGTTGTTCAATCACCAGCAGCAACAATAAACCAATTAATTTTGAATAGGTTAATTGAGAATCAGAACAAAATAGGTTTCAGGGTTTTTTACATAAATCATGATGCCTATTGTCTTTCTGTAAAGAAAAGTCAGGTTAAAAAGAAGTTTTATGAAATTAAGGATTTATTAGAGCAAAAAATTGATCAAGCTCCTGATGTTATTCTTTTTGCTGAAGGTAAAGTGGGTAATAAACTGAACCAGTTGATCAAAATTAATAAAACTTCTTGACTCAAAATTTGAATAGTATTATATTTCTTAAATAAGGAGAAATTTTATGAACACTTTCAAGAATTTTTCGATTACTGCCGAAGAGTATGAACTTCTAGAAGAAGAATTCAGTCAATTGTGTTATTTTGTTTCTTGGCAGCTTATGCAAAATAATAGTAAAAACAATCATCAACATGAAATTGAAGATTTTAAGCAAGAACTACTTATGAGTGTTATTCGTGCTGGTTCCTATTATAAGCGTCAAACATGGATTGAAGCTGTTTTTCAAAAATTAGACAAGTATATTGAATCTAATGATATTTGGTCAGAATTAAATAAATCTTTGCAATATTTGTGGAGTAAAAAAACACAGCATGGTGCATATAAGCGTAAATTTGGTGAAGAACAAGAAGAAATACTTGAAATGTTAGCCGTCAAATTTATCCCAAAAGATGAAATGCCTTCAAAAACTTCACCAATAATCATCAATACAAAGTTCAAAATTTATGCTAAAAGAATCATTTGGAATGCTAGTCGCTTTATAGGTAAAAAAATTACTAAAGAAAAACAGATTAGGGTTGGTCAAGTATCCTTGTCAGAACACGATTTTCTGTTCTACTAGCAGAATAGCTTTGGCAGGAGTTCTAAGTGGCTGACTTAAACGACGATCAGGAAAAAATACTTGATTCGTTATTACAAAAGCAAATTGTTAAGCAAAAGTTTCGTTGGGATGAAGAATTTCAAAAAAGAATTATAGGAGTTATTCTTACTGACCAAAATTTTATTGGTCAATGTATTAATTTAATTAAACCAGAGTACTTTACAAATGAATGTCACATTGATATATGCAAAGTTGTAATTAAGTGTGTTGAAAAGTATAAAGGAGAAGTACCAGATAAATTTGTTATTGAACAGTACCTTGATGAAATTAACAAAGATAAACCTGATGCAGTAAAATTATATTATAAATCTGAATTAGAAGCTATTTATTCATATCATATGCCAAATATGGCATCTAGAGAAATATTAATTGAAAAATTAGTCACTTTTGCAAAAATGCAAAGTTTGCGAATTGCTATGGATGAGTCGCAAAAAGACCTGAAAAAAGACCCAGATTCCGAGGCAATTTGGCATAAAATATTTGAACGATTTCGTAATGTCATGAATGTTAATAAATCATTTGATGTTGGATTTGAATACTTTCAAAAAATAGAAAATTTCTTCAATGAGTTGGAAAAAGAAGAAACAAGAGAAGGAATGTTTACTTCTGGGTTTTTAAGCATAGATGAAGCTTTAAGTGGTGGTGGATGTAGGCGTGGAGAAATCTATGCTTTTATTGCAATGGCTGGAAAAGGAAAAAGTCTTGCACTTGTAAAAACAGCAGTAGAAAATATAAGAAAAGGCTATAAGGTTTTATTTATTAGTGTTGAAATGGATTGGGTTTCAATCTCAAAAAGATTTACAAGTCAATATTCAGGATTTTCCTTTGGCAATCTGCAAGAAAACAAAACTCAAATTAAGGAATTTATTGAGTATAATAATATTAATTATGATGATAAAAATAGATTGGTTATAAAAGATTTCCCGGCAGCATCTATTGATGTTCACGATATTAGAGCATTTGTCAATCAATTGGAAGTATATGGATTTGTGCCAGATGTTCTTATTGTTGATTATCCCGGTGAAATGAAAGATACACCAAATATTCCAACATGGGAAAGCAAATATCGAATTATGAGAGATTTGCGTGGATTAGCTGGTGAAAAGAAAATGATTGTGTTTACTGCTATGCAAGCAAATAGAGCTTCAAGTGAACACACATCTAGTGAATTTATTGAAGAAGGTAATATTGGAACAAGTTATGACATGTACAAACCTTTGGATGGTTTATGGTCGATTAATCAAACTACGGAAGAAGCTAGTTGTAATTTAGGTAGAATTTTTGTCGTGAAACACCGCAACGGAAGATCAAAATTTCATTTTTGCATTAAGTACGATAAGGATATTTTGAATATTTACGAAATTAAGGTTGATGAATACCGGGCTGTCATGCATAATAACGCCAAGCGCAAGGCTGAAGAATATGGTTTGGTTACTCCTGAGCAACTTAACCATGATGAAGGGGCCAAAACTAAATCATCACGGCGAAAAAAGCCCAGCACCAACAACGATATCATCGACTAAGGAGTTTGACATGATCGAGAACATCAAGATTCAAGACACCGATTGGAAAATTGATACAAGCGACTTGTCATTTACTGATTCAACGCTCAATACATTTTTTGAGAAAATTGGCGGTATTATTGACTACATTGGTAGCGCACACGCCAATGCCATGCGATACCACGCAGTTTGCGAATTGTCTTATAAGCAAATGTTTATTGATAAATTCAAAGCCCAAAAAGATGCAGGAAAATCAGATAAAACAGCAGAATTATATGCAGAGGGTGATCCAGATTGCATTAATCTAAAACAAATGACAATCAATGCAAAATATATTAAGGATCGTCTTTACGCTCATCTTCAAGCCCTCAATTCAGCCCGTGAAGATGGACATCAAAGGGGACATATGTTGCGAAAAGAAATGGATAAGTTACATGGAGATATTCGTTCAATTTCAAATTACGAATAAATTTTATTTTTGCCTTCATGAATGAAATAGGAATCAAATTGGTTTGGAACAAAATAGTAATTTTTTGATTTCATATGTTTTTTTAATTTCATTAAGTATTGTTCTCCATCAGAACGATGCATACTATTATGTTCTATTGACCATACAGATACTTTGTAATTATCAAAATTAAAACTTTTTATTATTTCAAATTCCGAACCTTCGGTGTCAAGACTTATGTAGTCAATTTTTGTGGGAGCATTATATTTTTTAAGTAAATCATTTAATGAAATAGTTTTAACATTTATAACCTTATTAATATCTTTTGCATGAATTGAATGTGAAGTTTTCATATGTGTTTTAATTCCGCTTAACTCTTTTATTTTGCACATGTTGAATTCTACTTGCATATTTGATTCGCTATATGCTGCTGCCTGTTCTAAAAAACAATTTCTATTAATTTTTATAGATTTATGATCATCTGGATGTGGCTCACACAAAATACCATTCCAATTATAATTTTTTTCTAACAAATAAGTATTTGATAAATTAACCCCATCACCGACTCCAATTTCAACAAAAAAACCTTTACTTTTATATTTAAAATGTTTTGCGATAAACAAATCTTGGCCAAGTTGTGAATATGATTCTTTCATTAAGCTGCCGGTTTATACAAAGCTGTTTTAGGCATAGATTTTTTAATTTTGGTTGAAAGTCTTTTTGCTGTTTGTTGAACTTGTAAATTTTCAACTTCTGAAAGCAAATCAAGCATGGGTAAAACATACATGAAAACATAGTAAGGAATTTTTGTCATAAATGCGAAAATCATTTTATGTACAAAAGTAGGTTTAACACCAAGTGTCTCTGCAAAGGCTTGAAAAGCTATTTCTGTAGGAGCCAAGGTAAAAATAGGATTTATTATAACTAGTCTTACTAATTCATCAGCATTACTCAAAAAGGATTTTAGAGCTTGTTCTTTTTCGTCTTTATTATTTGTGGTCAAATAAGTTTTTATATCTCTGAAAGTGTCCATGGCTGCTGTTTTTGTAGGCCCAACTGCAAGTTTGTATAATTTTGCAAATCCTATTAAATTTTCATCAATTTGTTTGATAGGATTGAAAAATAATTTGTTTACTGTTTTGTCACCTAGTATTGATTTTGTTAAATTTTCAAATTGTCTTGCCAATGGACTCAAATCAGTTGTTTTCCGTTTGCTTTCTTGATTTCCAACAAAGATTTCGGAAAAATAAAAATCTTTACATTTTAGAAATTGTTTAAAACTGTATTCCATGTTATTATTTACTTTGACAAGGAGGAATTTATGTCAAACTTTTTACAAGATGCTAGAAACAAAAAATTTATAATAAAATATATGAATATGGCAAAATATATAGCATCACAAAATGATTCGTGTTATTCACGACAAATTGGCGTGGTAATTACAGACAAACATTTAAATAAAATTTTGTCGATTGGCTACAATGGGCCTCCAAGAGGAATCCCGCATTGCAACACACCTGAACACTATAAAAATGTATTTGTGCCACAGTTAAGTTCTGAAGAAAAAATGTATTTGCAAAATAAAATGAATTTGGACACTTTTTGTATTGATGAATTTGTTGAAAATTTTGCATATAAAAAGGAATGTCCCAGAAAATTAATAGGATGTAAATCTGGAGAAAGACTCAGTTTGTGTACATGTGTCCACGCAGAAGTAAACGCAATTATTAATGCTGAATGTAATTTAAATGACTCGTTTATGTTTGCTTATTGTCCACTACCATGTATAGAGTGTACAAAAGTTATAATAAATGTCGGAATATCAAAATTGTTTTGTTATAAAGATAGTGTTGATTATTCTATTGGTAGTAGATATTTGTTTCAAAAGTCAAATATTGAAATTTTTGAAATAGATAAAAACGAATTCAATAACACTCAAATATAATATTGGGGAAATTTTCATGGCATATGAAGTTGTGTTTAAATATTATGATGTTAAAGATGATGGATCATTTTGTCTCGATAAGCCACAAGAAATAAAGAAAAAATATGGTACAATTGAGACAGAATATCCGATGGATAAGTTGATGAGCAACATAACTGGATATTTGGCTAGAAGAGATATTTATGTTTTTGATGTTGATGTGTTTGAATTTACACGCAAAAAAATTCCATTTAAAATTACAAAAAATGGTTTAGTCCTTAAAAACCAAAAAGTATCATATGATGAAATGTTAGAGAATAATACATTGGTTGTAGAAAAAACTCAAATTGCAGAACAAAGTGAAAATAGTCAAAAACAAAAACCAAATGCTATTGTCCAGACTAAAAATCGATTTGAAAATTTAGCTGATAAAATTACAAGAAACAAAAATAAAAAACCTAATCGTTTTGTTGTTTTTAGTCCACCTTTAAATGTTGATAAATCTAAATTTAATTTTAAATTTAGCAGGAACAAAAAGTATCCCGTTTTTTCTGAACGATATGCTGAAAATGGCATAGGCATGATTTTGTTAATGGTAGATGATGCTGGAAATGATGTGGAAGTACATGATGAGTATTTTGTTCCATTTGGTAATAATCTTGAATATACTGATGAAATGAATTTGTCAAAAAAAGACGGAAACATTGATCTTTTAAACTGGCAAGGTGATGGTAACGATGCTCCACCTGTGTTGCGTTAAATGGAGATTTTCTAATGAATCAGCGCAAGAAAGATCAAAAGAAAAAAGCACGAAAGATTGAAGTTAGGAAGAAGGTTTTGGCTCGTAGGGAAGAAATAAGAAAACAACGAAAAGAGGAGGTTAGATTGGAACAGGAGTTTGAGTCTAAAGAGCTAAAAAATCTTAGCAAAGATGAAATTAATCAAAGAATTGAACAAAATTATAAAATTTTGCAAGGCATTTATGATGAAATGCAAAAAAAGGCAGAAGAACTTGAAAAAGCAAAATTGTCTAAAGTAAATAACTTGACACCGACTGAAAATTTCCAAAACGATTTGACACAAGAAGCTTCTTAGTTTACCATTTGTTAATCACCATGTGTTTGGTGTGTGCAGATCATCCTGACTATAGCAGAGGAATATGACATGACTCCAGCAGATTTGGGAATTGAATCACTCGACGAAAAAATTTATGCTAAGGAGTCTGCTGGGTCAGACAACTATGTCCGTTTGCCTGAAAAAGATGGATTTGTAATTTTACGATTTTTGCCAAAACTTAAAAACAGAGAGTTTTTTGTTGCTGCTCGTATTCACCGACTTGGCGCATACCCTAATAGTAAATCTGTTTTTTGCCCACATATTCTCACTCAAACGGCACGGGGCGAAAGATGGTTGGCTGATTCAAAAAGGCCTTGTCCAATTTGCAAAAAATATAATGAAATGTGGGAACAGATCAATAAAATGACCAACACAGTCGAAGCAGAAAAAGCAAAAGATGTAGCAAGATCAATTAAGCCAGCAGAAAGGTTTTATTATAATGTAATTGTCAGGCAACAAGTTAACAGTAAGACCAAAACATTGGAAACTAATGTTGGCCCTAAAATCTACTCATGCCCCAAACAAGTACAAACAATCATAAGAGAATCAATTCAAGGTAGCGAAGTTTCCGGCAGAAGAAAACTAGGAGATGTTGCAAACATCGCTACAGGCCGAGACTTTAGACTTGTCAAGCAGATCAAAGGCGGCACATATCCTGATTATGGCCAGTCATCATTTGAGGATGTATCCCCTTTAGGCACAGATGCCGAAATTAGAAACTGGGTGTCCAGTTATCATGACATTGAAAAAATTCCTGTTTTCTTGTCATACGAAGAAATGGAAAAGAGTCTCAAGCTTGTGCTTGAAGAAAAACATGACACAAATGTGAAATCATCTGAAGCACAAGTTCCTCAAGCTAAAGGTGGCGAAAAAACCTCAAATGGTTTGTCATCAGAACTTGAAGGTGTACTGGATTCAGATTGGGAAACTGCGTTAAAGAACATAGGTGTGCAGTAAATATAAACGGAGGTTTTTATGAATAAATTATTGGTTGGCCTGACAGCAGCAGCATTACTAATTGTTTCTGGCTGCTGCTCCTGTTTTAAATCTTGTTGCAACATTTGTGAAAAAAATTCATGTGCTTGTAATGTAAAAAGAGTTGATTGCGTCTGCCAAGACGAATCATGTCTTTGCTTGCGTATCAAGTAAACTATTTGATACGCATTTTTTTTTGCTATTTTATTTTTCTCACTACATCATATTGACGATATTCAGGAAGATGAGGTCAACATGGCTGCTAAGAAAAAAGACGGCGCAGATGATATTTTCACTCAAATGGCACAAGATACAGGTGCCCAAGTTGTCGCAAATCTTGATGTAGCAAAGTATTATGTAGACACAGGCAATTTGGCCATTAATTATTGCGCTAGTGGTAAGTTTACCAAAGGTGGCATTCCCGGTGGTAGACTAACTGAAATTTATGGGCCAAGTGCAAGTAGTAAAAGTTTGCTTGGCACCAATATACTTGCCGGTGTTCAAAAGCTTGGTGGAATTGGAATCATCCTCGATACAGAAAATGCAATAAACGGAGAGTTTATTCAGCAAGCCACGAAGTGTGATATTAATAAAATTATTCGATATACGCCAGTAACTTTGGAAGATTGTTTTGGAACAATTTACAGAGCGATTGAGTATATTCGGAAAAAGAAAAAAATTGATCTGCCTGTTGTTATTGTTTATGACTCTATTTCAGTTTCTCCTAGTGCAAGAGAACTTCGTGAAACACAACTTCCCGAAGGATACTCTAAAGCTGACTTCAAACGAATCGTGGGCGCAAATGAACAACCGGGTGAAAGAGCCAAAATTTGTTCAAAAGAATTGCGAAAATTAAATACGGAAATGGAACAAAATGATGTGACTGTAGTTATTTTAAATCAAATAAGAGATAAGATAGGCGTTATGTATGGTTGTTTTCACCATAACAGTCGTGTTATTTTGGCAGATGGTTCGTCTATGAAAATTGGTAAAATTGTTAATCAAAAATTACCTGTTGAAGTTTTGTCATATAATGCCAAGACAAATACAATTGAACCGAAAAAAGTAATTGCTTGGCATAAAAATGGTAACTTGAAAAAAGGAGAAAGTTTTATCCAATTTACAGCAAAAAAACCATGGGGAAATGGAGTTACACAATTTGGTTGCACTCCAAATCACATGTTGTTTGTTTATCAAAATGGAGAAATTATTGAAAAGGCTGCTGGTGAATTAAAAGTAGGAGACAAATTAGCTCAAATTCAACCTCAATATTTAACAAAAGAACAAAAACAAGTTGTTTATGGTTCTATTCTTGGCGATGGTTCATTAAGAAAAAATCACTCTTGCACAAGTCTTAGAATTAATCATGGTTGCAAACAAGCTGAATACTGTCGTTGGAAAGAAGCTATTCTTTCACCTTGGATTGGTTATTCTTATTCTGAAAAAAGAAGAGTTGGGTTTGACACAATTCCTATGTGCGAATTAAACAATTTAAAATTTCGCAATTCTCCTCGCAAGAATGGAGTTCAATGCAGAGATTGCGTCATTCCTGAAGAAGTCATTAAAAATTTGGATGTTTTGGGTCTTGCTGTTTGGTATTTAGATGATGGATCATTTTCTGGTTATTTTGCTAAATGGGGTAAAGGAAAATCAATAATTTATAGTGTGAAATTTCAAAATAAAAATAAAATGAAAAATGTTTTGAAAGAAAAATTTGGGTTGGATTGCAAAATATCTGACAAAGGAATTGTTTTTGATTCTGAAAACACATACAAATTGCATGGATTAATTGCTCCATTTGTTCACCCATGCATGAATTACAAATTACATCCTGATTTTAGAAATTTGTTTAATTATGAAATTGAAGAAGTGGATGAATTTAAAATTAATTATGGAGTTCAAGAATCGGAAGTTCTTGAAATTTATGCCAAGCCTCCAACTAGGTCTTCTGTTAAATTTGATATTACAGTAGAAGGGAACCATACTTATGTTGTGGATGGTGCAATTGTACACAATTCTCCAGAAACCACCGCTGCTGGTGGTCAGGGTTTGCCATTTTATGCGTCCTTGAGAATCAGATCACAAACACAGAAGAAGATTGAATCCAAGATTGCTGGAAGTGCAAAAAAGAAAATTCTTGGAATAAATATTAAAATTCAAAATAAAAAAAATCGTAGCTATCGTCCCTTTGTTGAAGTTGACAATATTCCACTTTATTTTGACAAGGGTATAAATCCCCTTGGAGGTGTTTTGGGTGCATTAATTGATGCGGGACGAATCGTTCCTCAAGGTGGTGGTAAGTTCCTTATAAAACCAGAGTTTACGAATAATGAAGAAGTATCATTCAGATCATCTATGGAACGGAATGACATCCCACTAGATATTGCTTATAAGTATCCATTGCTTCTTGATGCAGATTCAGAGCTTGACATTAGAAGCTATCTTGATCCCCATCTTGATGCAATTAATTTTGAATGTGATGGCGAAATTAGCGATGTTGGCGAAGATGAAAATGAAATTGATGATCTTATGGGATGAGGTGAAAAATGAAAGCCTGTCTTTTATTAACAAGTCCAAATGGAAAACAGATGATTACAAGTCAGACTAACCATCCCCAACTTGTAGAATTCATCGATTGTTTTCGTCTAACTACAAACTATGTAAATGTTGAGGATGAAAATAAAATTCTTGACATTTCTCAAATTGCACAAATAATTTGTGATAGCAATTATAATCCTTCGGTAGAGTTTTTTTCAAAATCTGCTACGGAAATTAGTGATTCGATAACCGAAAATGGAAATTCTTCTAATTACATTCGTAGAAAAATTAAAGATCATTTTCTTAAAAACAAAGAAATTACCTTCAAAGAAATTTGTAAGATGTTTGAGTCGTTAAATTATTCGTTGGCAGCGTTGAACAATCACTTTAAAATTGTCAGACAAGAGCTAGTTTCAAGTGGCTGGATTGTAAATAAGATTAAGAATGGTCGTTACAAGCTGGAAAAAACAAATGGACTACAGTAGTAACAAATCCAGCAATGTTGTTGATGCAGCGAAGATGTCCGATTTAGTTAGTACTGTTTTAGAGCCATATTCATTTCCAAAATTTGATTCAAGTGTTGAACAGGCACTTAGTCCATTTAAAGTATGGCGTTTTCCTGTTGATGGTTATGATGTGGTTACTTATTTCACAAAAACAGTAGCTGAAGATTCTCGCATATGTTCTTTACAAGTTTGGTCAGAAGATTTTAATTTTTTACCTTTTAGCATATCTGTTAAAGTTGCAAAAGTTTTCATTAAACACAACAACCTTTGTCTTTTCCACATTAATAATTCTGGTAAATTTTTGTATTGTTGGACAAAGATGACTACATTAGATGGAGAGCCTATGAAACCTATTGAAAAATTTATGGTTGAAAAACAATATGGAAATTTAACATATTATTTTGTAAAAAATGAATTTTTATACTAGGTTACTATTTTTCTTCTGAAGAGGCCACAGGATTATTTCTGTGAAAATACATGAATACACCATTAAACAAAGTTCACAATAAAAGAATACAATCATCAATTATTAAACATCTTGAAAAATATGGTACATTACAAGTTATTTTACCTGATAATAATGTGCTTGAAATAGGAATTTTGGAAGAAGATGATAACGGAAATATGAAAAAGGGCGAATCTTATTGTTATGTAATTGTTCAAAATGATTTAAGAGCTACTGTTATTGACAAATATAATTTGGGATTGAGATTTTCAGCCGATGAAAAATTGATTGTCATGGATGACAAATTTGTTGATGCAAACGGGGAAAATGTAAAAACAATCAATGTAGCTTAGTTTTTAATTACTTTATTAGTAATGTGTCGTGGTTATACATTTTTTCTGTCAACGAGAATTGAGATGAAAAAAAGTGATTCATACAACATGCAAGTTTTGCTTTCAAGCGTAAACAACAAGCTTCTTGATTTCTTGTATTCAAGATTCAAGTATAGATATCAGGATGATCTGGTTCATGCACTCAATGTTATTTTCAACGAAAAAGTTCTTGAACCTATTCACAAGGTTCTTGATTGTGTGGAAGACAGCAGCACATTTCATTATAGAATTGAGTGTTTAACTCAAGCACTAATTAATGAATTTGCAAAAAGGAATCTTGATGAATACGGAGTGTCGTAAGATCTAAAAGGGGGTGATTCGGACTGACACTCATAAGGGGGGGGGGAGTTTACTCCCCCTTTTTATTTTGCCGCAAATTATAAAAAAATAATTGTGCAAATTTTTGATTTTTAATGAAAAAAGATTATAATAAGATTATGAAAATTATTGAAATAGAAGATGCAAAACCAGTCAAGACAAACACATACAATTTAGTTAATTATGATAAATTTGAAGAATTTAATCCTGTACAAGCTGCGATAATTCCATACATCGACGAAGATAATAATTGTGTAATTTCAGCATCCACAAGTGCAGGCAAAACTGTTATAGCAGAATTTTTCATATCACATTCGGTTCTTAAACAAAGCATGAAGTCAATATATGTTTGTCCGTTGAAAGCTTTAGCCCATGAAAAGTTTAGCGAGTGGCATAATCAAAACCATTCATATTCCAAAAAATCAATTGCATATTTTACAGAAGGTTCAAAAAGCCAAGATATTTTTGATATTGGAATTTTTACAATAGAGGGTTTGTGTCACAAGTTAATGACAAAACCTGAAATATTTAAGAATGTTGATTCAATAATCGTTGATGAAGCTCATTTACTTGGAAACGAATCAAGAGGTCACACTCTTGAATTTTGTTTAATCATGTTGTCAAAAATATCATTTTGCAAAATTATTTTATTAAGCGGTACATTATCAAATGGCGATGAGGTTTCAGCGTGGTTGTGTAAACTTACAAAAAAATCGACTGTTTATCTGAAAAGTCAATTTAGACCTGTACCACTAACAATACATTATAGGAAATATGATGACTCGTATTACGATGATGGTATCTCAACAGATTTGGTTAGTTCAGTTAAAGGCTTGCTATCAAGACATCCTGAAAAGTTTTTAATTTTTGTGCATAGCAAAGTTACAGGCAAAAAATTAAAAAAGATTTTACAAAATGCTGGTCATGCATGTGATTTCCATTGTGCAGATCTCAAAACAAATGACAGAACAAAAATTGAAGAAGAATTCAAATTGGGCAAAATTAGAGTTTTGATAGCCACTAGCACCCTTGCAGCTGGCGTTAATTTACCAGCTAGAAGAGTCGTAGTCTTCGGGGTGACCAGAGGAACTGCATTCGTAGATAAAGCCGAAATAACGCAAATGATGGGTAGGGCTGGACGAAAAGGGATCGATAGCGAGGGCGATGTATACATCTATATTCCAGAAAACAAAAAGTTTTTTGTAAGTGAATTGAAAAAAATTGACCCTATCAGATCATCAATATTAGCATTTGACAAAAAAGAAGAGTACTATAACTTTTCATTTTATTTGCTTGGATTAATATACAACAGTCATTGCAAAGACATACAACAAATTATTGATTTTGTTAAAGATACATTTGCGTTCCAGTATAGGAAACTAAATTTAGATTATTTGCAAAAAACAATCAATAGACTTATATTATTTAAATTTTTAGAAATAGTTGATAGTAATTATAAAGTTACTAAAATAGGAGCATTATCTTGTAATTATTTTATTGATCCATACGACTTGTTTAGTTATCAGATTAATTTTTACAATCTTGTTAAGACAAATGTTTGGAAAGATAGTTTAGTTTCTTATGCTTTAGCAAATATACCATCATGTAATACTACTTATATTTCAGGAGAAGAATCAAGTTTTTGTCTCAATTATGCAACAAGAATACAAGAATTGTTAAAAGACAAGTATTATGAATCTTCTGCAATAAAGTATGGTTTTGCGTATTGGTCTATGATGAATGGTACAAATATAGGCCCGCTTCTATATTTAAAAGAACCATTACAAAAAGATTGTGGCAGGATAACATCCTGTCTAGCCATGATGTCCAAAATACTTGGATGGAATAAAGAAGAGTTTTTTTACACATTGTCAAAGCGCATAATTTATGGTGTAAGACCAGAGCTTTTAGGACTTGTTGAAATCAAAAATATTGGAAAGATTAGAGCAGAATTATTATACTCTAATGGCTTTAGAACAAAAAGTGATATAATAAACAATATTAAAAAAGCGAGTAAAGTTTTAAATCTTAAGGAAGATTTTTTGCTGGACTCTTGTCATCAGACCCAAAAAACCCAACAGGATATTCAATCTTGACTACTTTTTCACCATTTTGTTTTTCTTCTTCCCATAACCGAATTTGTTCAACGCTTACTCCAAGCGCAATATAGTGGCAAGAATCGTCTTGAAATACAGGTAATTTTAATTTCTTATCATTTATGAGAATATTGACTTGACAAAATCCTGACCCCCTGTCGTAACACAAACACGATTTGCATTTTTTTTCTTGCGACATTAGTAAACCTCTATAAGATAATAAAGTGAAGGAGAAATTATGTCAAAGGTAATTATCGGCTTGGCCGGTCAAGCCGCATCTGGAAAAGATACAGTAGCGGGATTTTTGTTACCATTATTGAATAATATGGGTAATTTCTCATTTGTAAGAGACTCGTTTGCCGGAAATGTTAAAAAAATATTTGCTCAAGCCTTCAAGGTAGATTTGGATTTTATTGAAGACTGGAAAAGAAAAGAGCAAGCACCTCAAAGTTTTTTGGTGTCAGTAAGAAAAGGTTTGCAGATGATCGGTGACGGATTTAGACAAATAAAATCAGATGTTTGGATTGAGTTTGTCCTCAAAGATCCTGTCAATGATCTTGTTATTTCAGATGTAAGGTATTGCAACGAGGCAATTAATATCAAACGAAGACAAGGTCTAAATATTTGTTTAATAAGACCTGATATGATTAACAATGATCAAAACGATAGCGAGAAAATTATGGGTCAAATTGCATGTCACTTTGCCGACATGGGATATGACGGACCTATAGTTTACGATGAATTATATCCAATGTTTGATTATTTTCTAATTAATGATGGCGATTTAAAGAAACTTGAAGACAGAGTTACAAACCAATTGTTCCCATTCATTAAATCAAAGGTTGATAATTTAACATGAATAAAAACAAAGTTGTTACAAAAGAAAACACACTTGGCAAACATGTAAATAATTTGCATATTACTGTCTCTTTATCAGACTTTGATATTAAAAAATTGAAAAGAGCATTAGAAGTCATTCAGCATTATAAAAATACAGCACTAGAGGAATTTAACAAACAAAGAAAGTGCCCAATAGATGATTCAAGTTGGCATATGATTAAGTATTCTATAACTAAAAACAAGCTGCACATTGAAATAACAGATGGGATGATTAACTAAGGTTTTTTCTTCTTGAGCGCATTTTCTGTTACCACAATAAATTCCCAATTTCTATTTTTGCAAAATATATTGGCAGCTTGCCACTTGGCTAAGTTTTTTGGCCATTTAGTTTGAGACTTTGGTTTAATTTCCCACATTTCAATTTTACCATCTGTGTACTCAACTAAAACATCAGGTGTGTAAGTATGTTTTGTACCTTCAAAAAAATATTCAATATTAATATTTTCAACCCTGTAGTCTCTAACTTTTGGATTTTTTTCTAATTGTTCATAGAATTTTAGTTCTAGACCACTTCTGAAATTTACATTTCTGTTTGTTTTTTGAGAAATATAATTTCCTTGTTTAAATTTTGTTTTTTTATTTTTGTAGCAATCTCTTAGAATAATTGGTCTGATCTGCGAATTTGGTGGTATTTGACAACCAATATGTTTTGTCTTGTAATGATTGATTAAATCTCTTAAAGGACAAAAGCATTTTGTACAAACGACAAAGTCATCACCTTCACGATGATTTGAAAAAATATGTGATTTCATAGAATCATAGTCTTCAAATTCTTCTGAACAAACAAAACACAAATATTCTCTTAATCTTTTTTTCATTTTGGTAATGTAAATAATTTATATTTGTCACTTAATATTTTACAAATTTCATCAAAATCAACAACAGAAATTTTTGGAATCGCAGATTTTTCTATTATTTGAGTATTGTTTTGCCCGTTAACTAATTTGTCAAGATTTATTGCTTCAAAATCATCCTCAATGACTGTTCCTTTAACTGGTTTTTTAAGGTTTTTGAAACTAATTCTACCATCTTCTGTAGTTGCAAAACACTTGTCTCCAAGTGTAAAATACATAATAAAACCTTTTTTGTCTGCGTGTTTATTCAAGACAGAACATAATTTTTCCTGTAACAAAATTTTTTGTTTATGAAAGATAACCTCTCTAAATTTATTCATATTTTAGTCTTTCTATTGTATATATTCTATATGACAACATTCCGTCAATTTTTGGCTGAACAAGAAGCTGATCCCAAAGCTAAACTGGCCACAATAAAACAAGCATATACATCTGTACTGAATATTCCAACAAATGTTGTAAATGATGCAATTACAAAAAGTGTTCCAATTTTTGCACAACTTATTGCAAAGCTAGATCCTAAAACAAGTTCACAAATTGGACTTGGACAATTTTCTGTAGAGCCATGCGGTAACAAGTATCGAATATTCCTCAAGAATGATGAAGGTAATATGCTTTATAAAGATGGTCGCAAGGTTGAAAAAATGCATGTTCTAGGAACAGTTGACGCAGACACCTACTTTCGACTTGTGGCTCAAGGACTAACTGGTTGGGATACCATTCCTGAAAAGGAAAAAGCCACATGAATAAATTGAATTTCAAAGAATTTCTGGAATTATCCGAAGTGTCAACATCAACTGCTGATGTTGCAACATTTAGTCTGCCTATTGGTGGATTATTCACAAGAAAATTTCCTCAATTTTATTCTGTTGGCGATCACGGATTGGCAGGGCCAGTAAGCGATCTTATGGCAAGCAATACAATTCCTAAAAATAAAAGAAAAAAACGATCATAAGTGCATAAATAATATGAAGACTTTGGTCTTCCCCCTATACAATAAATAAGAAAATTAATTACTATAATAAAATATAATTCATATCATAATTCTTAGGGCGGTGTTCGCACCGGGGTTTCTGGAGAGGTTTACCGAAAACCTCTCCTTTTTTTTGCCATAACTCTTTTGAGTAGCTAAATTAAACATAGCTAGGAGAATGTTATGGACGCTCTTGATCTTGTTCCCGAAAAACAAGTAAATTGTCTTGATAAAGGATTTGTAAAACTTATTGATGTGATGCCAAGAATTGTACCAGATGGTCAAACATGTGATTACGCTATAGCACAAATGGCAAGAGTAAGTTATGGTGCTGGAACTAAATCAGTAAATGAAGACAAAGGACTTATTAGATATTTGCTTAGACATAGTCACACTTCTCCAATAGAGGCAATTGATTTTAAGTTTGCAATTAAGATGCCCTTGTTTGTGGCCAGACAAATGTTTAGGCATAGAACTAGCAGCGTGAACGAAACTTCAGCAAGATATTCAGTAATGAAAGATGAGTTCTATATTCCTGAAATACAAAATTTAAGAAAACAATCTACTACTAATAAGCAAGGTGGAGATGAACCACTTG